TTGGATTTGAGTTGGTTGATAAAAGACCAGATATGACTCTGGTGAAAGAAAGTGTAAAGTTTCTCAATAAAAATCCAAAGTTTGTTTCTGACTCTGAATGTTATGCTTCTGCTGTTGGATATGTTGGAGATGTCAACTATGTGAAAGAACGGGTAGAAGGTGAATTCCCACAAGTATCTGGCAGAACTTATTATCAACATCAAGTTCTTGGAAAAGATAAGACTTTTTACAACTATGAAGGAGAACAATTTACTCCTCAAGAACTCGCAGAAAGACTGGAAAATGAAACTCTGTAGTGATTGTAAGTATTATCGCAAAGATTGGTGGGAACATCTTGTTCACAAAACTGATTATTGGGATACTTGTATGCGACCAAACGATAATAATCCTGTAAGTGGAATCCCAAATCATTATCGTTGTGGATACGAGAGAGGATATGAATATCTTTGTGGACCTGAAGGAACTTATTGGGAGAAAAAATAAATCAGTAGAATAAATACTCTTATGTTTAAGTAGTTGTAAAGTGGGATTATATCACTCACCAAGAATAGTCACTGACGGACTTGTCTTATGTCTTGATGCTGGGAATGCTAAGAGTTATCCTGGTTCTGGAACCACTTGGACTGATTTGAGTGCTAATGGGAATAATGGAACTCTTACAAATGGACCGACTTATAGTAGTTCTAATGGTGGGTCTATAGTTTTTGATGGAGTTGATGATCATACACAAACATCTTATAACTTGGGATGGAATAATACTAATAGCGTTAGTATTATTATTTTTGTTAATCCCACAGGAAATGGTCCATTTTTAGGAAAATCATCTTATGAGTGGAGATTTAACAAACCCTCCGACACATCTTTTACATTTACACATTGGGATACTACACCTGGAGGTCAACATACTAATGGACCAGTTATAACAATAAATGATATGTTTACAAATGGACTTTGGGTATCCATAGGGTTTGTGTGGAATCATTTGGAAAATAAAGTTTTCATTTATAAAAATGGAGTTTTATATAATTCGTATAATTGGGTAGATGCTTCTATTAACCGTGTTTTAAGTGAAGGTGTTAAAATCGGAGGCAACATATATGGTAGTGGAAGCGGGAGCGGCGGAGGTTCTTATTTTAATGGAAGAATAGGACCACTATTAACATATAACAGAGCACTCACAGCAGAAGAAATTCAACAAAACTTTAATGCACTTAAAGGAAGGTTTGGAAACTAAATAAGACAAGGAGATATTGAGAGAGAATGGGAATTGCTTATAATCCACGCATAGTGACTGATGGATTAGTTCTTGCACTTGATGCTGGGAATACTAAGAGTTATCCTGGAAGTGGAAATACTTGGACTGATTTGAGTGGTAATGTGAATAATGGAACTCTTCAAAATTCACCAACATATGATACAAATAATCTTGGAAGTTTTTCTTTAGATGGAGTTGATGATAGAATTTTAATTTCTTGCAATAACTCAACAATAAGAACTTTTAATTCTACGACGCAATTTATAATTAAACTCCCAGTTTATTCTGGAGGTCAGAGATGTATTCTTTCTTATAGAACAGGAGGTGGCGGGGGATTATATATTGGAAAGGCAAGCAATGGGATTTTTTGTTATTATAATGAACTTTCACCATCTCCAGCATATACTGTAGGAAATATTGCAAGTAATGCGACTGTAATTTGTACTGTAACTTGTGATGCTACTAATAATCTATTGAGTACTTATATTAACGGAACTCTTGCAGGAAGTGCTAGTAGAACTGGGTGGATTTCTACATATCATACTAGTTTATATTTGGGTTGGGATGCAGGTGGAACAAATGAATATATGTTAGGAAACTTTTATCAATTTTCTCATTATAATCGTGTTCTCACAGCATCAGAAATCCAACAAAACTATAATGCTCTTCGTGGTCGTTTCTCAATCTAAATACTTAAAAAAACTATGTACGACCAACGCAACTTCGCAATCTTTTCACTCACAGAGATAGATAAGATTGACTTCTCACAAGTATTAGAAACTTCTGCTGAAACACTACGCAAATCAGTAGATGAAACCAAGACATTTGTGAAATGGGATGGTGGAGTAGCACCAGAGTTTGTTTCAGAACTCACAACACTTGAAGGACCTTATACTTACGCAGAAATTTTAGATATTCTCTCCACATCCGAATGGACAGCACCTATGGAGGAGATGTGAGGTGGGAGCACACTCTGGACCTGATATAAATGAGAATGGTTTAGTATTAGCACTTGATGGTGCGAACTATAGAAGTTTTAAAGGTGAAGCAACTACTAATTATTATTCAACTCCAGAAACTTTGACGGATGGAAGAGTTGGAACTACTTCTGGAGGAACTTATACAGATTTTACTACTGATGGACCTAGTGGTGGAAGATTTACTAGATGGACTAATAATACTGGAACAAGTGGAACCACTGCTTGGCATTGGGGTATTGGATATACTAACACTGGATTAACCACAGGACAAACACTTACTGTAAGTTTTTATGCAAGATGTCCAAATGGCACATTATCAAATATAACATTAAACTCTCCAGATAGCCTTGCAATAAATGCAACACTTGACTCTACTTGGAGAAGATATAGTGGACAAATAATTTATGGTGGAGATTATACATCTACACCATTTTTTAGAATTAATAGGTCAAATAGCAATTCATATACAAACGGTGCAACTTATGATATTGCCAATATTCAAATTGAAACAAAGTCTTATGCAACTACATTTACCACAGGAACAAGAGGAACCACAGTCGCAACAGGTGGTGGTTGGGCAGACTTAACAGGAAATGGAAATAATGGAGAGTTGGTGAATGGTGTTAGAGAAAGTGCTAATAACTTAGGTTCTTTGAGTTTTGATGGTGTGGATGATTATGTCATTGCAGGAACATTATCAGGGTCTTTTGCTTCTTTCACTTTAATTACTTGGTTTTATCCAACAGTTGTTGTAAATTATAATAATGTATTAGACTGTAATTCTGGTTATTATACTTCTGGAAATATAGGACCAAGATTAGAAATGAATAGTAGTGGAACTCTTGGGTGGGTTTATTCAAATATAACGGGAGATAATAATCAATTTTATGCACATAATGTTGTAAGCAGTGGATTATCAGCAAATAAATGGCATTGTGCTGCTATTACTTATAATGGAGGAACAAATACTTCAGTAACTTATTACAACGGAAATGCGACTGGTTTATCTAGGAGCACTATTGGAAGTCCAACTGGATTTGTGGGTTCAATTAATAGTTTGAATATTGGAAGAGGATTTGTTAATAGTAGATATTTTCAAGGAAGAATTACTCAAACACAAATATACAACAGAGCACTTACAGCATCAGAAATTCAACAAAACTTCAACGTAACAAGAGGAAGGTTCGGTATCTAACCACTTCCCAAACTGTCTACGAGACCCTTTACAGGGTCTTTTTTTGTGCTATAATGACTTGTAGATTAAAGAACCAAAATGAGCAAGTACAAAGATTACGATTACGAAGACAAGTATGACCACGATGACGATGACTACGATGATAATGACCGTAGTGATGAATTTGAATTTGAAGTCGTAATTGATATCACTGCTAATAACACTACCAATAATACTACTAACAACACGACAATTATCAATAACACGACTGTAATTGATAATATCATCAATAATAATGTAGAAACCAAGAACTACATCTATGGAACTCGTTTCAAAGATTATTTGATTGGAACTGATGCTGATGATGTAATCTATGGGTATAATGCGAATGATACCCTAATCGGTGGTCTTGGTGCCGATAAACTAATTGGCGGTAGAGGTAAGAATAAGTATTCTTCTGCTCCCGATGATGCTACTGACCTTATCTACATTCGCAAAGATAATAAGGTAGATAAAATCACAAGTATTGGACTTGAGGATAGAGTTGTAATCAAAGGAAATCGCATTTCAATTAGTGAAACTGATAGTGGTATTGGTATTTTCTACAAGGACAAACTACAAGCACTTTATACTGGTGATGAACTCACTTTTGCAGAATTTAAATCTATCGTGGTTTGAGTTAAAAATAGCTTGATATTTTATGAGATTTGAAACTCAATCAAAATTGGAAGATTTCCTTGATGGATTTCGTAATGTCCTCTATATTCTTGACTGTTATAATGACGGTGATGAATGGGGTTATGGGGAGTTCTGGGAGAGTTTGAGTATCGGTTGGTTTCAAGAATATATCTATCCTTATGATGACACATACAATCTAACTATCAGTCCAGAACGCAAGTTGAGACTAGCACAAGAACTACCAAAGATTACTCTATCAGTAGAGGATTATGATGAACTTGTGCGAAGAATCAATGAACCACCAGATCCTGCTGTAACTGAAAGAATTAAACAACTAATGAACCGTCCTTCACCTTGGTAGTATAATAAGCAAAAAAGTCTAAAATTTTTTTATATGATTAATTATCCTCTAGTTATCGAAAATGTTTTACCAGTAAAGAAATTCATTACTTTGAGTGATGAATTGGAGAAAGGGTGGGCTTTATCAAATTTTTCAGATAACATAAAATATTCAAATTATAAAAATTTTTGGGGAATGTTGGAAAAAGAGAATGATATATTATTGATTGATTCTGGTATTGATATTAAGTTAAAAATACAAAAGTTTTTAAAAAAAAATATTAGACTAATTAGGTGTCATATAAATGGACAAACTTTTGGTCAGTCTGGGAAATTTCATGTAGATTATTATGAAGATAATATATGGACATTTATTTTATTTTGCTGCAAATATTGGGAAACTAACTGGGGAGGAGAGTTTGTTTGCTACAATCCAATAGAAAAAAATTATAAGTATGTTCCATATATTCCAAATACTGGATGTTTGATTCCATCAAATTGGCAACACTATGGATCTTCTCCAAATGATCAAACTAGCTCACTTAGAGTGAGCATTGGGTTCAGTTATTGTGACGAATTAATTTATGATGAAATGAAATCCAAATGCTTACTAATACTTTAAAATAATGACTGAAAAATCTAAAATCTTCTACAATATCTGGTGCTGTGCATACCAACGAAGACATATGTATCGTGGAACACCACGAGAAGAACGAGAACATAGTACAATTCGTATGTGTCTAGATATGAAGGATGTGAAATTTTATCAGTTTGATACAGAGAAACCTCATTATGTTTAGTACACCAGTTAGAGGAACACATCCAAATAAAACCAAGATGAATTGGTGTGAGTATTGGATTGGCCATTGTTGGATGACAGGATGGCAAAGTATGCGAATGACATTTCGCATATGGGCAAATTTAATGACCTCAGACTATGATAGTTATGCTTTACTAAAAGAAGATGATCCCGAAACAGAGTGTATTGAATGGTTCTGGGGAACTCTTGGTGAAGATGAAGTTTATCCTAAAGAATTTCTTGAATACTTGATGCAGATGGTGGATGATATTGAGACTGGTAAGGAGAAAGTTATTCCTATGGATGAGGATTTCTTTAATAGATTAAAAGACCTTACTGATGATGTGGAGTTAGATGATGGGGATGTTTGACTACGTTCGTTCTTCTTACGATCTTGGTGAACAGTTTACCGATGTAGAACTGCAAACGAAAGATATAGAAGAAGGATATTCTGGAACTATGACTCACTTTTGGATTGATCCTGCTGGTTATTTGTGGTGCCCCAACTATATTGGAACTAATACTTTTGAAGTTATTGAGAAAGATGATCCACGTTATAGTCCTAAACATTTATTTCTAAACTTTGAGTGGATTCCTACAGGACAAAACGGTAAATATAGAGTTCATCCAATTACCAAATATATTAAAGTTTACCCTTCAACTTGGAATGGTGAATGGACTAATTGGCCAACACTAAAATTACACTTCAAACAAGGAAAACTGCAAGATTATGAAGACATCACAGGACAATGTTGATCTATTCCCTTTCGAATCTTTTGGTGTAAGATTGGAGCATATAAATGAAAAAAGAATCTGTTGGTTCAAGGATGATTATGACTTGCAAAAATACTTAGAAAGGTATAAACTGGACAAGAGAACTATTAGAATTGATTACCGTGATGGAGAACCCACTAAACCCAGTCAAAAACGTAAGAGAAGTGTGGAGCAAAAACCTGAACCAAAAAGTAAAAGAAGTTCTGGTACAAGTAAAGGACGAACCACCCGCATGGATTCCACTTCAAACTCTTCTGGCACTACAAAACGCAAAAAATGACCTGTAAAATTAATCTTATTCTTGCTCTGCAACAAATTGAGAATATCTCTAATCTTGTGAGAGAGAATAATTATGAAGCATTCTTTACATCACATCTGCTTCCTATTAAATTTGAAATCGAAAGACAAATAACATTACAAAATCATGGAAAAGAAACTATATGATGATTGCTTCTATGTGGAGCAGAAACGATGGGGAACCTGGCAGTCTCATTATCCTGACGGAAAGGGTATTATCACATCACTGACTGAAGAAGAATGTGTTCGTAGCACTCGTTGGTATTTGAAAGCAAAACAGGAGGGTGTATTTGACAAAACACCAGAAAAAACTTATGATTCAACTGTTGGAGGAAAACTATGACTACAAGAACTTTTGTTGATAAAAATGGCAACTCTTGGGAATGGGAAGAGACCCCAGAAACAATTGAAGCACTTAAACAACTACACAATACTGTGAAGCAAGTAAATGAAAATAAGACTAACGCCAAATCAGCAAATGTGGGCTAATATCTTTCGTTGTGCTGTAGAAAGGTCCAACATTTATTTTAAAGAGAAAGACCTTGACCGCCACGCAAGAGAACATACTACAGTTGTAGTAGCACTTCAAAAAGGAGAACAGTTTTGGAAAGAACTTCTGTAGAATATCCATATCACGTTCTTGATGAAACAACTCCTTGGTATGAGTGGTTGACTTATTGTGAGATATGTTATCAATTAAACGTCCCAGGGCAACCTTCTCTGGGACGTTATATGGCATTTAGACGTTATTTGAAATCTGTAGGACTATTGTAATGATTCGTAAATTTATAAAATGGTTTGTTACTTCTTCACCTAAGCCTATTGTAGAGGAAGTTGATTTATATGCTAAAATTGTAGAACTTGAAAATCGTATTGCTAAACTTGAAGAAGAAAATGTAGAGACATCAAACTGCATCTACGAACTTGGAAATTCTATTCAAGCAGTTGATACTCGTATAGATATAGTTGCAGAAAATCCTTGGGAGAGGCAGTTTAATGTATGAATTGGATGACTTTGAACGCGCACTTGCACACTTTGGAACAAGAGTTGAAATTATCATTGCACTTGAGATGGGTGGAAAGTTAGATGCTGACACTGCTTACAAAAATATTAAATACGAACTTAAAGAACTCAAAAAAGTTAGAAAGAAGCACAACAAGGAAGTGCAGTAAATGTGAAGAGTTGTTGCCCCTTGACGAAACACACTTTCAGGTGGTAAAATCATTTAGAAGTGGTTTCTCCTACTACTGCTTGGAATGTTCTAAACCTAAACCCAGAGATTGATTATGGATTACAAAAAGTATTCACTTGAAAATCTTGAAAAGTGGATTGAAGATGCAATCAATAGTAGTGAAGCATCACCACAGGAAATTTTTGATGTTATCAAAAATGTGGTGACGGATAATTACTACTGCTATAAAAATCATACTGCAAGATGCTATGAACTTCTTACACTTTTGAATGGTAATGGTAAAGATCATATTACCTTCTCTGGTGATTGGTCGGCAAAAAACTATACCATAGATCCTTATGGAAATGAAGTAAAGGTTTGTGATAAAGATGATAAGTTTCCCGATTATCAAAAAGCATGGAAAGATTTCTGGGAAGAAAATTATTACCCTGAAGAGCATCAGCAATACAGTGAAGAAGAATTAAATGCGATGTGTGATAAAGCAGCATCAGAGCAAGATAAAGTAGTAAAGTGGCAACTTCCTGTAGAAGTTGATGGATTAAGTGGAGAGTGTTATGTCAATCTTCCTGATGACTTATTGGAAGCAGCAAATATTAAGGAAAATGATCTGGTTGAATGGATTGATCATAAAGACGGTAGTTTTGAATTGAGGAAAGTAAATGGCACTAAGTGAATCAGTTGAAAGTAGTTTGAAAGAAGCAGAAGCAAGTTTACGTAATGCACTAGCATATGCTGCACGACAAGAAAAACCTTTTGTAAGCCGTGAGATTTCGGAAATGATTTGTCGTATTGATAGTCTAATTAAAACCGATCAACTTCTAGACAAACTTGAAGATAGGATGAAAGGATTTGGTGATGATAAAGGTTCTTTTGGAACTTTCTTTAGTTAAGAAGTGTTACTACACTCTAAAGACAATATTAAGAAATACCACATTTGCCTTAAATAGTGTTAGGATTTCAAGACAAATACGGGAGCAAAGGTATGACTCTTCCATCTAAAGGACAGCAAAATTTAAGCGAAGAAGAGTGGTATGAAATGACAGCTCTTAAAAATGTAATCAATCAAAGACCACAAGCAGTTGTTCCAGAGAAAATGGAAAAGTTTACTGAATATCTGGTAAGAAGTTTGAGAGAAAGAGGTGGTTGAAATAAATATTATCAACAGGATACAAAACAATGGAAAACATAGACAAGCACATCCAAAGAGATGAAGATCTTTTGAGTGATCCTATGATTTCTCCTCAATCAAGAAGACACACAGAGGAAGAACTGGAAGCACTCAAGGCATACAAAGAAAACCATCCAAATGATGATCACGATCCAACACCTTTAGAACTTTATTGTGATTCAAATCCCAATGCATTAGAATGTAGAGTTTACGAAGATTAATTAAACTGGGCTCTTTATTAGTGCCAAGATGAATAAAACAACACAATTATATCCAATGGCACTTCACATTTTCGAATATGTTATTTCAAGTTGATCATACAACAGCATCAGTCACAGATTTTTCTGTTGTAGAGGTTCCTTTTAATGTTGTAGCACCTTTTATCGAAAAATGGCACTATAGTCATAGTGCAAAAGGGCAATCTCCTAAGAATTGTTTTGCACTGATGCATGAAGGTGAAATGATTGGTGCAATGATTTATGGTTTCTTTGCAATGAGAAATCAGTGGAAAAAGTATTCAATCTATGGAGTAGATGATGAGTTTGAAGTAATAGAATTGCGCAGGTTAGTTTGTATCGACGAAACTCCTAGAAATACTGAATCTTATTTCATCGGTCAAACAATTAAGCATCTGAAGAAGAATACTAACTATAAAATTATTGTTTCATATGCTGATCCTCATCATGGTCATGCAGGAACTATCTACAAAGCAACTAACTTTTATCATGTTGGAATGACATCACCTGGTAAGATTATTGATTATAATGGTAAGAGATATCATGATAAATGTGTCCGAGATATTAATAAAGCACATTTAAGAAAGACTGGAGAAAGAATACTCGCACAATCTGCAGTTAGACTTGTGAATGCTCTTGAAAGTGGAGAAGCAAAGATGGTAGAGACCCCAGGAAAGCATATCTATGTGATGCCTTTGTGCAAAAAGTCAAAGAAATTGATAGAACAAAGTCTTGCTGATTAAAACTGGGCCCCTGAAAGTGTCCTTATAGTGTAAGCACAACTCTCGAAATGGCAACTCGCGGCAGAATTGGTATCGAACTTTCTGATGGTTCTGTACTTTCAGCATACCATCATTGGGACTCGTATCCCGAATGGTTGGGTCGTATTCTGAAAACTCACTATAATAGCAAAGAACTTGCTGCCGAACTGATTGATGGTGGTGATATGAGTTCTGCTTGGACTAATGCTGGTTTCAATAATGAAACGGTTGCTCAAGGTCCACTATATTACTCTCAGCGTGGCGATGACTGTCCTCCTCGCCTTGATGCTGACCTGTGTGAGTATCTGCTGCCTGATAACAGCGAAGAATATGCATATGTCTTCCGCAATGGTGAGTGGGTATGCTATAATATGCATCAGTTTGATGATTCCAAACTTCCTGAAATCGTCGAAATCCCTTCTGCTGCTCTTGCTGTTTAATCTATGAAAACTTCTACTGCTGTTGGTGTTATTGCTGGTGCTATTGTTCTCGTAACTGCCAGCATCTTATTTGAAGCATGGTTACTTGGACTTATTTTGTCTTGGTTTAGTGTATCTTTGACGTTCTGGCAGAACCTTGCTATTGTGGTTCTTGCTAATATGATCTTCAAAAATACTGGAGGATCTTCTAAATGAATCGCAAGTACATCATCACATTTGCATTAGGTTTTGCTGCTATGATTGGTTGGAATGTGTTTCTAGTTCAACGTGATGAACAACTTCATAAAGCATATTATCGTTCAGAGGCTATAGAGAATCTGAAGAAACCTCCATCTAAAGAGATTAGGTGATTTACTTTCTCATTATCTCTGCAGGATTTGGATGGTTCTTTACTGTCCTGTTCTCAAAACATTTTAACTATCTGGACAAGAACAATGATTCCAAAAAGCATCCGCGATCTTATCAAAAAAGCAGAAATGAACAAAGTAGCAGAGGAGTTTTGGAAAGAGGTTGAAGCAGAAGCAACAAAGCTTGAGGTTCCTGTTGATTATTATCTTGCGGAGTTTTACTAATGACTTTCTTTTTCGGAGCACTTGCTGGTATTCTAGTTACACTAGGAGTTGTATTTGTTGTCTCTAACGATATTGACAACAACACTGATTTTCGTTAAACTGAAGGAGTAATTTACAAATAACAATGGCACAAAAGTTTCTTTACATCGTTGATCACTACATTCCTTTTCCTTCCAGTGAATATGGTGGTATTTGGAATGTTATTGCAGAACATGATGATGAATGTTTTGATTTGATTTCTGCAGAAGATGAAGATGATTTTTATGATGAACATTATAAAGTTCTTCGTGAGAATATTTTGAATGCACGAAAGTTTGCTCTTGCAGAAGATGTAGAGTCTGTTATTGTTGAGGAGTTTACTACCTGATTATGACACATCACGTTGGCCACACTAACAAAATGCTGTTCGACCTGAAAGTACAGTATCAAGCACAAATCAGTCGTCTTCAGAATAAGATCAGTGAACAAGAGCAAGAGATTGCTAAACTTAAAACTTTAATTTCTCTTCTTACTATTGAACGTGAGTATGATTGCTGAATTTCCACATAAAGCACCAAAAGATTATAGTTATGAGTTTGAAGAGTTCAAGCGTGGTGTGGTCTCTATTTGGTTGCGTTGTCATCGCAAGTTTGATTACAATAATGGTGCCACAACTAGAACCATCTGGGGGTTTTACAAATCCAAAACTAAAGAATACTTCGCCCCAATTAATAGTAAGACCATCGGTGCTTGTGTAAATATCAAGGATACGCGGAATTATACCGCAATGCCGCTGAAACTTAATCCTTTAGAAGCAGCATTTGTATGACATACGAACCACAAGTAAACGATTATGTTGAATGGACAAAAGGTGTTGAAGGTTGGATTTATTTCAAAGATAATGAATACATTACCATTGAGTATGTTGTTCGTCCAAAAGATGAAGTAAATCTTCTATGCTGTCCTATTCATAGAAATGAAAGATTGCTTGTTGTTTGTTATGTTGAACAATGGAAAGAATTAAAATACATCAAGTCGCGTCAATCAATCTATGAAGAAACAGAAAAGTATTTGGCGATTGCTTGCTAAAGCATTAGGAGAGAAAGCAAGCAAATGTGACAAAGAAGCGGATAGAATAGCACTCATTCGCTTACTAATTACCGCACAAATTCTTATCACGAACTTCTTTATCATCTATGGAGTAGTAAGAGTAAATCATTTTCCAATAGATAAGAATCAAAAAATTGAAGTTGTAATTGATGCATCTACTCTTCCTGTTTATGAGCAACCACCAAAGAGAGATGTGAACAAACCGTTTGAATTTGAATGAACTGGGCCCCTTAAATTGTACTAATAGTGTAAGCATGAACGATTCTATGGACTGCTTTGATGACATCCAAATTGAGGAAACTCATGGTTTTGATTTCATCGAACAAGATTTGTCTGACCTCATTGAAGAGGAAAACAATTTCAATATGAACGAATACCTCAACAGCAACTACGATTACTGATTATGACTGAACACATTCCTAACGTGCTTCCTCACATCCAAGAACTAAAAGATACCTGGAGGCGGCAAGATTTTACATTTAGCAAACAACAACAGGAAGAATATGACCTCTTGCTTGCTACTCGCCGCGAACGTGTCAAGCAATTTTATGCTGAAGGTCGCGTCTTTAAAGGTTCATATAAAGTAAAAGAAGAAATCTAGTACTATGAGTGTACAGTTTCTCTACTGTACACTCACTCTTGACTAAATACCTGAAAAGGTCTATAGTGTAAAGAGATGAAAACATTTCAGGAGTTTGTTTTGATTGCTGAGGCAGCTTATGATGCTAGCGTCATGAGTTCATCACAAATCCGTCGCGGTGGCGATGGTACAAAAATTGGAGCTGAGCGAAAGAAAACTGCTCCTGAAATGAGAAGAATGAAGTCAGTTAGAGATCCTGAGACTGGCAAAGTTAAGAGAGTACCTGTTAGTTACAAGGAAAGAACTGATGTAGGTTCTCAGAGACAAGCATCCACGAGAGTGCAACAACCTGAACAGGAAAGAGGCAGCAAAGAAGTTGCTCAATCCTATGCAGAAAAAGTAAAAGCAGAAAGAAGAAAAGCAGCACAAGCAAGAATTGCTGCAAAGAAATCAGGTAAACCAGCACCTGCAGAGAAACCAAAACCACAAGAAGTAGAGAAGACAGCATCAAAGCTTCTCTCAAAGAAAGCACCACCAGAAAAGAAAACTTCTGGTGATAAAGAAGATCACATGATTAAAGGTTCTCTACTTCCAAAAGGAGAAAAGAGACCTTATACTAGAGATGAGAAAAAGAGAATTGTTAGAACTGGTAAGAGATTGCAGGCAGATTTGCAAAAAGGAAAAGAGAAAGCTTCCAGCAATTATCAATCATCACTCACACCAGGCAAGTAGTAACTGGGCCCTTGAAAGTGTACCAGTGGTATAACCACTGACACAAGATAAATGCTCTGGCAAGATCGCAACGGAACCTGGCACAGCACAATCTCTCCGATTGATATGAAGATCAACCGAGCACTGATTGATGCTAAAGCAAACGGAACACTTGATACCTGGGATGACTCAAAAGGTTCTCTCTTTGATCAAATGTTTGCAGAGTTTTATGCTGATTGATTAAACCTCACCAGCACGCTCAGATTGACCTCTAAGCGTGCTATTTTTGTCTTTAGATACCAAACCACTGAAAACAATGAATTACGTTCAAATCCCTGATTATATCTTTGATAGGATCATCAAAAACCTGCAGAGAGGTTATGATATATGCAGTGCAGTTGATTCTGATTCTGAAGAAACTGAGAAGTCTCCTTACTATGCAAATGGGTACAGTCGTGGTACAATACAGAGTGTACTTGAAGATCTTAAGAGATACAAAGAAGTCAGTAATTGATACTGGGCCCTTTAAATTGCACCTATAGTATGAGCACCAACATTATGAACATTCAACTTCGTCCGCATCAGGAACGTGGTGTTGCTGCTATGCAACAGCATGATAAAGGTCAGATTATTGTTCCTACTGGTGGTGGTAAGACTCTGAAGATGATCTATGATGCTCTGCGCGAGTTCCAGTCAGAAACTCCACAGACCATTGTTGTTGTTGCTCCTCGCATTCTGCTAGCAGAGCAACTCTCTTCTGAGTTTCTGGAGTTTATCACCAACGCTGCTGTATTTCACGTTCACAGTGGAGAAACTCATCATGAGTCTTCTACTCGCCCGCGTGAGATTCGCAACTGGATTGATGCTAATGCCAACAATCATCGCTTGATTGTAACTACCTACAACTCTCTGTCCCGTCTTCAAGCAGCAGAGATTGAGGTTGATACCATTTACTTTGACGAGGCACATAATTCAGTTCAGCGTCACTTTTTTCCTGCAACTGAGCACTTTGCTGCTAACGCACGTCGCTGCTACTTTTTCACTGCCACACCGAAACATTCTCTCGCTGTTGGTAAGGCAGGCATGAATGATTCTGCAGTTTATGGTCAGGTAATTTGCAAAGTTCCTGCTCCTGAGTTAGTTGAAGGCGGTTACATTGTTCCACCTAAAGTTATCGTCAAGCAACTGGCTATGGTACAAGGTAAGCAGACAAACTTTGACCGTGATTCTGAGAATCTGCTGGAAACCATTGATGAGAACAAGGTGGGCAAGATTCTCATCTGTGCTAAGGCAACCAAGCAAATTGTGTCGCTGGTGACTGAAACTGACTTCTGCTTCCAGTTAGAGTCTCGCGGTTATTCTTGGATGTATATCACTGCCAAGACTGGTGCTGTGATTGATGGCAAGAAGGTCAACCGTGAGGTATTCTTTGACACGCTATCTGCATGGGGAAAGGATAACGACAAGAAGTTTGTTGTGCTACATCATAGCATCCTCGCAGAAGGTATCAACGTCAGCGGTCTGGAAGCAGTTCTTTTCCTCCGCAATATGGACTTCATTGGTATCTCTCAAACCATCGGCCGTTGCATCCGTTTGCATCACGATGATGCTCAAGGTATGCGCGATGGACGTATTGAACCTGGCAACCTGAGTCAGTATAGCAAATCATTCGGTCTGGTTTGTGTACCTGTCTACAGCAAGGTTGGCATCAGCACCGCTCGCGCTGTTCAGTCTGTGGTTGATACAATCTTCCAGAAAGGAGAACCTGCTATCTCGGTGGTGAGGCGGTGAGTCTCACCAAGACTCCAGTGGCCATCAGGTGTAAAAACCTGATTTTTTTGCAATTTCATGTCACAGGTGTCATAGGTCATCTGCTGCAACCAAATCAACGATTTTTCTCAAAATGAACTCCAAGAACTGGAAAGCATACTGCCAAACTACATTCAACTCACTGCGAGCAAACGTAGAGAACTGGGGCGACCCTGATTTCTTCCGACCCATCACACGTTTGTATTACATTGGTGTATTTGATTGTGCTCAAGTCAATCATCTTGGTCTGATAAGTGAGAGAGCAAAAGATAATCCAAAAGAGCGCACTCACGATCACTGTTTGTCTCCACAATTCATCGGTCGGATGATTATGGACAACCCAGACAAATACCTCTCTGATTATGATGTATTTGAGAACCTGTTTTGGTTGTCCTGCTCCACAATTACAGTGACAAAGGATGAGAATAAGAGACTGAGTATGCTGACTGAGAATAATGGAACAGATTACATTGTTCACGTTCCAACTAATCTCAAGTATCAGCATCTTGGCATCAAACTATACCAAAAGAATGGCGCAAGGTGGGAAAATGCTGTAGAATATGAGGACAACATTATCTCTGCTCCTGCAGATCTGTTGGAATATGAAAAGAGGTTTTTGGTATGATTGAAGGATTCATTATAGGCAGAGGTGAATACGCTGCTATACCATTTGGAAAGTCTCAACTGATGGTTATTCACAACGGCCAGCAGTTGAAGGTGTGTAGGACTGAAAGTTCTGCACGAAAGTTTATAGAAGACCACAAGAAAGGTAAGAGTACAGCAAAGTTGCCTGTTGATTGAAACTGGGCCCTTGAAAGTGTCCTAGTAGTGTAAGACGCATTCACTCTATGCCTCGCGCTCGCAAGCAAATCGCAAATGTTCCTGCTGTTGTTGTTCCTGAAGTGAAAGTTCCTGAGGTTCTCATCACTCGCCAGCAATATATTCAAGACATTAAGGTTCGCTGGCAAATCCATCAATATGAGGTTAACAAACTTCGTGAAGATGTGGTTAAGTTCAATCAAACTGTTTCTCCTTATGTGAAGCAAGCATTTGATTATATCACTGAAAAGTATCACCAATTAGTTTCACGCCAAGTGACTGCTTGATGATGCAATCGGCACTCTCAATGAGTGCCTTTTTTAGTATAAATCCAACTGGGCCCTTGAAAGTGTACCTATAGTATGAGTAAGAAACCAATGCAAAACAAACATCTAGAACATCCTGAAGATTGCATCCTAACTGGTGATCTTTCTGTTCTTGATTGGTTCTCTGAAACTAAAAGCACCATCAGCATCAAGATGGACGGTTCTCCTGCTATTGTTTGGGGTACAAATCCGCAGAATGGTAAGTTTTTTGTTTGTACCAAAGCAGCATTTAACAAACAAAAGATTCGCCTTTGCTATACCAAAGATGATGTTTTTACGCACTTTGGTCATCAACCTAAGGTAGCACAAATCCTTATTTCTTGTCTTGATTTCCTGCCTAAGACTATGGCAGTGATGCAAGGTGATTTTATTGGTTTTGGTGGTGGATTGGATACATTCACTCCCAATACGATTACCTATAAGTTTTCTGCTCCAGTTTATCAGGACATTATCATCTGCCCTCACACATTCTATTGTGGTGCTGATGATATTCGTGAGATGATTGCATCTCCTCTGACTACCAAACTCATTAGCACCAAACATTGCTTGTTTGTGCAGCCTGAAGTGGAATTGAATCCTTATCGTGAAGATCTGGAGGATGTGTGTAAGTTTGCTAAGCAGATGAGCACTCTATGTGAGTTTGTGAGCGACAAGAAAGCATCACAAATCAAAAAGGAGATCAATGCCTGCATCCGTGAAGGTATTGACGTGGATGAGAATGAAATTGCAGAAAAATGTGATTGTGACAAATATCTCATCTCTTTGTGGAAATTGGTTGCATCTATCAAGATGGATTTGTTCCTGTTCGTTGATAGTAGCACAGACATTCGTTGTGAGATTGATGGTAAGTTCAGCGACCATGAAGGTTATGTCATCCAGAACAAGTTTGGCACCTATAAATTAGTTGATCGCGAAACATTCTCTCATGCGAACTTTACCATTGCAAAGAACTGGTGAATGTAACTGGGCCCTTGAAAGTGTGCTTATAGTATGAGCGCAACTACAATGCAAGCACAAGCACAACAAACTATTGCAGAGAATGTGTATAAGCACACTCTAATGTTGATTGAAGCACTGAAGCAAAACTACACTCAGTCCTCTATTCGAGGACATCAAAAGTTCGTTGATGATGCTGATACTCAAGAGTATCATCAGCGTTGCATTGATGAACTCAAGAATGGTATTTGTCCGATTGATTATGTGATTGAGTCTGGCAAAAAGTATCATAAAGTTATCTTTGTTAATGGTAATGGATCTCGCAGTGTTCATGCGTTCATAGATAAGAATACTGGCGAGGTTTACAAGTCTGCCAGTTGGAAATCTCCTGCCAAAGGTGTTCGTTATGATCTGCGATTGATTAAAGATCGTGAATGGTTGCTTGAGAATGCTGATTGGAGTGGTGGTTATTTGTACGCAAAATGACGATTCTAACTTGGTTATTTGTATGGATTTTGGTATCCATTCCCATTGGAATTATCACTGGCAAATTGATTGAAACTCCTGATGATGACTAACTCTAATCTCTCAAAGATCCGTCCTAAGTTGAGAACAACTGGCCGTGTGTCAGGCAACTTCGGAAAATCGAAAGTTCGTGCAGGTTCTCCACTCAATGAGATCGGTGGTGATGGTAACATAGGTGCCACACAAGATGATTATCTAAATCGTCTGTATTATGCTTTTGATAATACTACCGATCCTAAACTTCAACGCTTCATTTACTCCGAAATCCGTAAGATTCACATTCAAAGAGGAACCTGGTGATGGCAACTTACAAAGCAGAGATTAAAACAGTTCCGACTGGTACAGCATACACAGTTACCGTAGAATCAGGTTCTATGTCAACTGCAAAGCAAGAGATTGAGCATCTATATGATCCTATCTACATTCGCAATTTGCGTGAAGCAAGAGGAGGAAACTCATCAGGATCTGGTGTTGGTGATGTAGGTGGAACTGTAGGTCTGATTGGATTAGTTGCTGCTGCGTGGGCGTTTGTATCATTTACTCCATGGATTTTGATGGGTTTAGGTGGTGCTGCTGGTCTATGGATTGGTGAGAAAGTAACAGGACAAAGTGTAGAAGAATATACAACAAGAGGAGATGATAAAGGTCATACAAAGGCAGCAATCGTTCTTGCATTGACATTACTTGCTGGTGGATTTGGTTTTGTCAAAGGTGATGAAATCAAGAAAGGATTTGATGCTCCTGATGCACCTACACAAGTGCAATCTGCCAAGTAACTTAACTGGGCCCTTGAAAGTGTACCAGTAGTATAACCACTGTTTCCCTGTTATGTTCGTTTCCTGGTCTTGTGCTCCTAAGTCTAATCCTGAGGATCGCGAGTTCTTTACATCTGAAGATAATGCTGTTGATGTAGCATTTGATTGGAGTGTTGATCTTCATGGCGAATCAATCATTGTGTTTCGTAATGATACTCAATGGATGGAAGTTACTGCCTGATAGCAACTGGGCCCTTGAAAGTGTACCAGTAGTATGAGCACTGAACAAATGACTGAAGTTTTTCACTACGCTACCAACTGGAAAGAAGGTACGGTCCGCCAAATGTTCATTCAGCAAGTAACACCTGAATGGCAAGAATGCGATCACAAATATGTTGCGATTGCTGTCAATCCAGAGAAGAACACTAGCATGGTGGTGAGCAAGCCACGCTCACATTATGATACTCTTCAGTGGGTTCGTCGCTGGTGTGGTTCATTCTCTCTGCTGTATTGATTGATTATGATTACACTTGCTATTGGTGGAGTTATTGTCACCATATTCTGCACCATGTTTTATCTTGAGGATCGCGATGGTGGTGGTCTTTATGATCCCGACCCATCTGCATCTTACCGTTACAAAAACTCAAAAACAAAAGTTTAAAGTTACTCACCTCTTATAGTATGACCAACACTTCTAACCCCTACGTTCAAAACCTGATTGAGATGGGTTATGACGAGAAAGACTGCCAAATGGTAGCATCTGCGGGTGTTAAGAAACAGTTTCCTCTTAACATTCACGGTCGAGTTTACAACACTGAAGCTGAGTATAAAGAGGCACTTGCTGACTTTATCAACGGACTCTGATAGTTATTGGGCCCTTCAAAGTGTACCAGTAGTATGACTGAAACATTCACCGTCCGTTTCGTATCCGATGCACTCAATTCTCCTGAGTACATTGGACCTTTCTACTCTGAAGATGATGCCCAAGATTATGCTGATGACCGCAACAGTTCTTTAGCATTATCTGGTGTTCCTTCCTGGGTTGCTTGTTACTCTGTTGTTTGATTGATTATGACTACCAAAACTTGGGTTGTTAAACTTGAGATTGTGATTGATGAGAATACTCATCCTCGCAAGTTTATTCCCGATGCTATTGCTGAATGTCTGAATCTTGAAGAAGGTGAAGACATTATTGATTACAACTTTGTGTGTCTTAATTGATTCTGAAATGAGAATTGCATTTTTGATTGCAACTTTAGCACTTGGACTTAAGGTATGTCTAGCAGCAAATGCTACCACCAATGAGTATCAGGAACAGCAAGCTGATCGTTTCTGTGAAGTTAATCCTAACTATTGCACCGCAAAGTGAAACAAACTCTCATCAAACCAACTATTCTCAAGATCAACAATCGTCTTGTGAAGAAATACGAACCCGTACAAAAACCGGTTAATTCCTGGGCAGAGATTAGTCGTCGAATTGATGAACTTTTTGATCAATCTTTGGATGATTATACTCTACTCCACAAACCTCACAATGAGTATTATTGGGCCCTTGAAAGTGTACCAGTAGTATGACAAGCAACCAAGATCAAATGTTTATTCTCAACGACACTGCAAAGAAAGATCCAGCAGTGCAACTTGCGATGGCAAACTATGTCAAACAGTTGAAGCGTGAAGAAGCACGTCGGCAAGCAATTCTGTCTGGAGAATATATTCCTCATCCCGAAACTGTTTGGAACATCTCTGACCGCGATTGATGTCACGGAGACTAACATTCAGATCACCTTCTAAAGTGAAGACAATTCTATTGATTTTTGCTGTTGCGTTTATACTCTCACCAGGAGTTCGCAACACTACTGCAAGCACATTAAACACTGTAGCAGACATTATTCAACCAAATGATTGAGACTGATTTTTACATTTTGACTAGCAAACAGTATCAAGAGTTTTGTATTGAAGCACAGAAGATTGGTGTAAGTATTGATTACTTTCTCGATGAGTTTTGTGATGTGATTGGACCATACATCTGCAATGATTAGAATTGGGCCCTTGAAAGTGTACCAGTAGTATGAACATCACTGACCTCTACGACAGCATCAAACTCAGCGAGCAGATTGCTCTCGAAAACTATCAACAACTCAACGGTGTTGTTGATTATCGGTTGCCTGGAGTTTGTAACCATTACTTCGCAAAGTACGATTTGAATGGTACACGAGATGGCGAAGTTTGCCTGACTTGTAAGGTTAGCAAGACTGTAAAAGGACAGTTGCGTTATACCTTCCAAATCAATGGTAAGCGTATTGCAGAGAAGCAAATCGCTGCTGAGTTTAATGCTCTCGGTGCTTTCACTAACTGATTCCAACTACACTGACACAAAATGACATTTACTGAACAACTGATTGCAAAAGGTTATGTCTTCAATGATGAGGATTATGATGGTTGTTATGTAAAGGAAGATGCTGATGGTTTCATTCATCTTTATCAGGAGAATGAGGATGATGAGACTGATACTCTCTGGAATTATGTAAAGATGACTGAGGATTATGATGTCATCGAAGAAAAGACTTTCACTGCTCCTAACTGAAACTGGGCCCTTGAAAGTGTACCAGTAGTATAAGCACACAACCAACCACTTCTAACTAACACAAATGACTAACACTTTTAACCGCGAAGAACTTGTTGAAGCATACATCGACCGTTTGCTTGACAACATGAGCACCAAAGATTTGATGCGTATTGTTGGTGATCAAATGGAAGAAAATCTCACCAGTTATACTGACGAAGAGTTAATCTCTGAAGTTCAAGAATACTACCCTGACCTGATTGAAGGTTGATAAGAACTGGGCCCTTGAAAGTGTACCAGTAGTATCACCACTGAACTTCCCACAATGCGCAAGATCGAAACACAAATGAATCGTGCAATCTCCCAAGAGATTGATTGGAAAAAGGATAACACTGAAGTTATCAACATTGAAGGTGTAAGTTTCGTCTATCTGTATAGCAATCTGATTGCAATGGTAGGTGATACCTGGCTTGAATTGTTCGATGGCGGACATCAAACAAACACTACGAAATCACGTTTGAATGCTATTCTCTCAGAGCACGGCAATAGCGAGTATGTGTATCAAAAGAACTTCAACTGGTTTGTGTCTACTAAGTATGGCGACATTCCTTTCGGTAATGGTATCAAACTGAACTGAGTTATGAACGATCAACTTCAGCAAATCTGCCTAGACAAAGCACAACAAATCGCAAGTGAAATCAACGGTGATTTGTATTATGTTCCCCAAGAAGATATTGATCAACTGTTATCTCAACTCACTGAAGATAATGTAGAAGAGATTGCTGAAGATCTTGCAGAATTAGCACACTGGTTTAACTGAAACTTCATGACTTGGTATATTCAAATTCAAGACAAGGATAATAATGTTCTTGTACTCAATCATGCACTCGGAGAATATAAGAAGTATTCCAAACGAATTGATAACAAAGCAGATCAAATCGTAGCACAATTCCCATCAGCACATCGTTGGGAAGTAAGACCAAATCCTTATACTCACAAAGCAATTCTCTGATGAAACCTTTTCTGAACATTACGTTTGCGATTGAACTCTTTGTGCTTACTTGTCTTGCTACAGTAGCAGTCAGAGCAGAATCAAACAGTAATGAAAACGTCAATAAGTTCTGTGCTTATGTTGTAGGAATACCCTATGCTAGTGATAACTTTACTGATGAAGAATGGCAAAGGTTTGTATATTGTAGAGATAAGTTGAGTGATTGATTATATGCCTTTTTTTGCTGATTTAATGCTTAAAATGTTAGGAAATGAATAAAAAAGCCTTTTTTAATTATAGCTAAGTTTTCAACATAGTTGTGGAAAAGTATGTTGAAACTGTGGAAAAAGACTTCTTAAATCCTCTGAGACCTGGTAACTTATGTGCTTTAAATGTGCTGAGACCTAGCAACTTATGTCTTTTAAATCCTCTGAGACCTTGTTATCTTTGCGTGCAAGCTATCACACATCCGCACAAATGTCAAGCACCCCCTGATCAGAAAATCCACACAGACACCTCAAAAAGTATAAGCACTTCTCATAAATACTCTGAACTCCTTGACACCTATCTGCAGGCATCTTATACTATCTACAGTAACACTCACGGAGCACACTTATGTCAGTTGCGTATCGTCAGGCACAGAGAGTTAAGTATCGTGTGACCTTAGAGCTAGAAGTATTTGAAGACATGAATCCACATCAAATTCAGTGGGACAGAGTACTAGACCTCGAACCTGCTGAGAAGTGTGAGGCATATGTAGAGGACTTAAGTACACCTGACCGCTGGTGAGTGAGTGTTACTGGGCCCTTGAAAGTGTATCAGTAGTATAAGCACCGCACTCAAAGATTCATGAGTTCCGCACTTCAACTGATCGAACTGATTGATGATCTTAAGGCAGAGGGCTTGAGTCCTAAAGTAACAGTGCTGCCCTCTGCAGTACGTTATACTCGCAAGTCTGTTTTAGGCGTCAAGATGAGAGCATCACGTCGTCGCAGTGGTAAAGCTCAGATGCAGGATTGCAACAAGTTTTATCACTCTTCTGGCCACAACTGATAACAACTGGGCCCTTGAAAGTGTCCTAGTAGTATAAGCACAACACTCAAACGATGACTGTCACTTACCAACGCAATCTCCTCTCCACTGAGTATAATGGTTGGGAGAATTATGAGACCTGGAATGTTGCTCTGTGGATCAACAATGATGAAGGTTTGTATCACCTAGCAATGGAGTGTGGTGATTATCAAACCTTCTGTGATTGTGTCGGTTCTGATGCAGTAACTGGTGATGGGGTTAAGTATAATGACCCCAAGGTAAATGTGGTCCAACTGAATAGCGATGTGTTCGATTTCTGACCTTAAGTATCACTCACTCCATGTTCGTTTCTAACACTGAGACCCGCGCATTCTTCGTTCAACAAGCAAAGTCTGGTAGGTGGAATGTATGGGTCTTTCAGAGAGAAACCGAAGACGGTTACAAGTATTCCGTCAAGCAAACATTGAAGGATCCTGATGATGCTTACTCTTGGGGTCTAAATTACGTCAACCACATCATTCGTTATTAACACTCAAATGACACAATCACGCACCGTCACCTTCACTAACGTACAAGACAATGTGGAGCGTACTGTAGAGTTTCCCACTATCAATCAAGCAATGCAATTTGTCAGCACTTTGCATATCGCTGGTGTGCAAGCAGTAGTTAATCTTCTCCCTGAAGATATCGCTGCCTGATATCACTCACTCCTGTCGCATGAGTATAAACTAGGCACTCACAGTTCACTACACTCTCTTCTTCATTATGTCCAAGCAAGTGATGATCTCGATGCTGGCTCAAGGTAACACTGGCAGCGAAATCTTGTCGATCCTTGATACACTCATCTCTGATAATGTATCGGAGGAAATGTATAACGAACCGACTGCAGATGTGATCGAGTTCTGATAGTCTACTGTGCGTGCCTTGCTTGACTGTGAGGCACGCATATGTTAGACTTTATGCGTGCACTTATTCGGCAGTGTTTTATGCCGTTCGTTTATAGCGCCGCGCGGCGTTGCGTATATAAAAAAGCACCACTACTGTAACCTACAGAGGTGACAAATCGACCAAGCTATATCAATCTCATAAAAAAATTCCCGGAAGTATGACAGCACTCAAAAACCGCCGACAGAGAGTACCTTACTGGAATTTTTGGAGAGTGATACTTGCAGGTTGGATAATCAGGTATCCAAAGACAATGAGTAGAGTGGTACTAGTACCTCTTGGATTTTTGATTGTATTGATATATAATGCAAGTAAGAATTAGAATTTCTTACAAAAAATTCCGGAGATATTTTTCATATGGAGAAGGTTTATCACATCTATGCAAAGGATAGATGTTTATTTCACTCAATAAAAGAAGAGGATTTTCAAGCAACTTGGAGCACACTCAGCAATATGGTAGGTTTAATGAAGACAGACTATAGTGTTGAGGATTTATCATATGAAGAATTGTATGTAAGTAAGGAGACGATTTTAAATTCATCACATTGACAAGAGCATATATAGACTGTTAAAATTGAACTGAAAGTTTATTTTTCTTATGGCAAAAGGATTTACTGTAAAAGCAAAAACTCCGATTAAATCTGAAGAAACCCCTGAGTGGGATTACAACGCGATTAAGGAGCGAATGAGAGGCAAGTCAATTGTTTTTTGTCTTCCTGGTCGTGGATGTTCTTTTATTTTTCTAAAAGCATTTGTACAACTTTGTTTTGATCTTGTACAGAATGGAATGAGTATTCAGATTAGTCAAGATTACTCATCAATGGTTAACTTTGCACGATGTAAGTGTTTAGGTGCAAATGTACTTCGTGGTCCGAAGCAAGTACCTTGGGATGGAAAACTTGAATATGATTATCAACTATGGATTGATAGTGATATTGTTTTTGATTCAAATAAGTTCTGGCAACTTTGTGATCTTGCTTTGAATGAAGAAGGAGAAGAGAAGCAAATTGCTGCTGGTTGGTATTGTACTGAAGACGGTCGTACTACATCAGTTGCACATTGGCTTGAAGAGGAAGAATTCCGTCAGAATGGTGGAGTTATGAACCATGAGACTGTAGAATCGATCAGCAAGCGGCGTAAGCCTTTCACTGTAGATTATACAGGTTTTGGATGGGTGCTCATTAAAAAGGGTGTATTTGAGAATCTTGAGTATCCATGGTTTGCGCCAAAGATGCAAGTATTTGAATCTGGTGCGGTTCAAGATATGTGTGGAGAGGATGTTTCATTCTGTCTTGATGCAAAAGAGGCAGGGTTTGATATCTGGTGTGATCCGCGAATTCGTGTGGGGCATGAAAAAACTCGCGTAATCTGATGAACTATAACGTACTTTATAAAGGACGTAAAATTTATTTGAACCTCAGTGCCGAAGAGTGTACTGAGGTTCTTCAAGATCTCGCAGAAAAATTCTATTCTGGAGATGATATTAATCCTAATTTAATTGAACTGGAGGAAATTCATGGCACTGAATAAAACTATTTTTGAACCTGGTGCTCCTAAGAAGACACGTCAAGGTCGTTCTCCTCGTACTTTATTAAGTGCGACCTCTCGTAATGGTAAAAAGAAAAAGTATCGCGGACAAGGTAAAGGTTAATGAAAAAACTTTTCTTTATTTCTGAAGATAAGGAAAAGGCACTTATTCAAGAGATGGCATATAAGATTAAAAAAGCAACTATTGATATTCATCCATCTAATACTTGCTTTTTGTGTGTCTCTCCAGACTACTCTAGTATTGTTACACAACATCTCTCGCATTCACTCACCATGAATGGAGAGATTTTTCATATAGAGTCAGTTAATGTGCCCTTTCCTGATGAAGATGTAAAAGAATATTATGATGATTTTTATCAAAATTTTAAAAAATGGCAAAAAAAGTGGGAAAATTTTGTTCTGATTGAAGCTGGTGTAATACGTGGCGGTAATTATACTTGGATTATTGATATTATTAATCAGGTTTCTAATAAAAATTTGAATAAGGTATACACGATTGCTTTATGTGAGAATATTCATAGTAAATTTAAGAGTGATTTGGTGTCATTATACTATGATGATGAGGTTGAGGATCTTCATTTTTGGTGGGAACAACCTAATAATCATTGGAAATAGATAATAGTGGGATAGAAACACCCGTAAAAAGTTCTGATTTCACAAATCAGGAGTAAAAAATGACCAAAAAAGTCGATAAAGATGAAAATTTCATGAAAAATGAGTGGGGAACTGAATTTTTAGCATCAGAATATGGGTGGGAAGAAAAAATTTCAAAGCAAAAGATGCTTCGTGAAATTTCAAATGATGATATGACACCAAAAAAACATGATTTTGCTCTACAAAAAGAATTGCACTCAAAAATTCGTAATGATCAAGACTATGATGACTGGGAATATGGTACAGAACCTATTTTTGGATGATAAATAAGATAGAATTAAACCTCTCTGATGCCAATAGAGCGAGTTAGTAAAGAATTTAAAGATATTAGTCTGTCATTACAGGTTAATCCTTTGAATTATGATTTAATTGATATAAAAAATGAAACAGCAATTGCTCGCTCTATTCGTAATCTTGTATTTACGCTACCAGGTGAAAGATTTTTTAATGAAAATTTAGGTTCAAAAACATCAAAAAGTCTTTTCGAAAACATTGATAATGTTTCTGCATCTATTCTTCAAGATGAGATAAAAAATACGATAGAAAATTATGAGCCAAGAGTTGATTTGATTAGTGTAGATATTCAACCAAATTATGATGACTATGAATTTAATGTTACAGTGAGGTATTATATTGTTGGAATTGATGCATTACCCCAACAACTTACATTTGCACTGCAATCAACACGATAATGTCACTAGTTAACTTTACAAATCTAGACTTTGATCAAATAAAAACATCTATTCGGGATTATTTGAGATCTAACTCAAATTTTACTGATTATGACTTTGAAGGATCTAACATGTCTGTTATCATAGACATGTTGGCATATAATACCTACATTTCATCATATAATGCAAATATGGTGAGTAATGAGGTGTTCATTGATAGTGCAACACTTAGAGAAAATATCGTAGCATTAGCAAGAAATATTGGATATATTCCGAGTTCAAGAAAAGCAGCAAAAGCAAATATTAGTTTTTTTGTAGAAGTTTCAAATCCATTAACTAAACTAGTTACACTTAAGAGTGGAACAGTTTGTAATACATCAAGTTTTGGAAGATCTTCATACGTTTTTTCTATTTTAGATGATATAACTGTTCCTGTTGTGAATGGAATTGCATTTTTTGATGGGATAGAAATATATGAAGGATCCTATTTAAGTACAAATTTTACTGTTAATACACTTAATAGTGAGTCTAATAATCAAAGATTCATATTAGAAAATAGAGGAATAGATACTAGAACTCTAAAGGTTTTGGTAAGAGATACGCGATCAAACACTAGTGCAAAAAGATTTGTAAACTCTACCAATATTTTAGATGTAACTTCAACATCAAAAGTATTCTTTTTACAAGAAATAGAAGATGAAAGATATGAATTAATATTTGGTGATGGTGTTTTTGGTGAGAAATTAGTAGAAAACAATTACATAGAGGTTTCTTACTTAATTTCTAATGGTCAAGAAGGAAATGGATTTTCTTCTTTTAATTTCTCAGGTATCTTAGTTGATAATAATGGAACCTCGATTACTGGATCAGTATCTTTACTAACAACTAATCTAGGATCATCCGGTGGTTCTGAAATTGAATCAATTAATTCGATCAGAAATTTTGCTCCGAGAGCATATGCATCACAAAATAGAGCTGTGACAGCATCGGATTATGAGACTTTAATACCAAAAATTTATCCAGAAACTGAGTCTGTAAGTGCTTTTGGTGGTGAAGAATTGAATCCTCCACAATATGGAAAAGTTTTCATAACAATAAAACCATTTTTTGGCAGTTTCTTATCAAATACTATAAAAGATAATATTAAAGCAGAATTAAGAAAATATGCTGTAGCAGGTATTGTTCCTGAGATTTTAGACTTAAAATATATTTACTTAGAACTCAATTCTAATGTTTATTATGACACCAATTCATCTTTAAGTGCTGATAGTATAAGATCTAAAGTAATTGGTAACATTGAAAAATACGCAGATTCTGAAGAATTGAATAAGTATGGAGCAAGATTTAAATATAGTAAATATCAAAAACTCATTGACGATAGTGATGCTTCGATTACATCAAATATCACTAGAGTTGAAATGAGGAGAGATCTTAAAATATCTCAAAATCAATTTGCAGAATATGAGATTTGTTTTAGGAATCAATTTCATATAAAAAATGCTTTAGGATATAATATAAAATCTTCTGGATTTAAAGTAAGTGGAATATCAAATACCGTTTATATCAGTGATACTCCAAATTCAAATAATCTAACAGGATCTTTGTTTTTGTTCTACTTAGATTCAGATACAAATCCTGTTGTTGTTAAAGGATCAGTAGGAACAGTTGATTATGTAAATGGAGAAATTTTATTAAATCCAATAAAGATAATTTCTGCAGAAAAGACGGATGAAGGAACACCAGTTATCGAAATATCTGTAGCTCCAGAATCAAATGATGTTCTTGGAATACAGGACTTGTATTTGCAGATAGATACTAATAAGTTAGAAGTAAATACTATACCAGATAATATACAGTCTGGTTCAGATACTTCTGGTTCAAACTATATAATCTCTTCCAGTTACTTAAACGGCAATCTAGTAAGAAAATAATAAATGGAAACTAACAAGATCAAAATTAGTTCAATTGTAGAAAGTCAACTTCCTCTTTTTGTAAGAGAAGAATATCCTCTAGTATCAGAACTTCTTACAGAATACTATAGGTCTCTGGAATCAAAAGGATCTTCATATGATATTTTACAAAATATTGATCAGTATGTAAAAGTAAATAATCTAGCGAATCTGATAGAAAAAACTAGAATTATTGCAGATGTATCATTCAGTAGTGATGTCATTCAAGTTGATAATACTAATGGATTTCCACAAACATATGGAATTATACAAATCAATAATGAAATAATACTTTATAAATCAAAATCAGAAAACACATTTAACGAATGTGTAAGAGGATTTAGTGGTATAACAGAATATTCGGTAGGAAATTCTGAAGATCTTTCCTTTACTTCTACAGAAATACAAGAACATCCAAATGGATCTGAAGTTATAAACTTAAGTGCTTTATTTTTAAAGGAATTTTTTATTAAGGTTAAAAAGCAATTCACATATGGATTTGATAATAGAGAATTATATACTGACGTTAATCAAAATCTCTTTTTAAAGCAATCTAAGGATTTTTATACTTCTAAGGGAACTGACAGATCTTTTGAGATACTTTTTAGAGTTTTATATGGAAAAGATGTTGAAGTTATTCTTCCTAGAGATTATTTGATAGAGCCTTCAAATGCACAATATAGAGTTACAAGAAATTTTGTTGTCGAACCTCTTCAAGGAAACATACAAGATTTATTGAATAAAACAGTATTTCAAAATCAATATGGAGATATACCAAAATCTTTTGGTACTGTAGCAGATATTCAAAAAACTATAAGGAATGAAAAAGAATATTATACTTTAATGCTTGATTATGACTTTGATAAGGATATCAATGTATCTGGATCAATATTTGGAGATTTAAAAATACATCCAAAAACAATGATTTTGGATGATGTGCAAATTTCATCGGACAATATTATAGTAGATTCTACTATTGGATTTCCAGAGTCTGGAGAATTGAAGATTGAAAATGATGATATATCGTTAATTGTAACTTACAGTGGAAAAACTATAAATCAATTCTTAAATTGCAGTAATGTTGATCAATTAATTCCATTTGGCTCAGACGTATCTTTAAACACATATGCATATGGATATGATTCTGAAGGAAATGAAATTAAGTTTAGGTTTACTGGAGTAGTTGAAGATGTCACATTGCCAACTAATAGTAAATATTATGAAAAAGGAGATTCTGCAAAGTTATTAACTTTAGGATATAATAAAAATTATCTGAAAGATAATAATTGGATATTTAATACTAGAGTTAAATGTAAGGTAAAGTCTCTTACATCAAATGGAGAATTTAAATATACAATTGAAACTTATGATGATAATGGAATATATGAAGGCGATAGTGTAAGAATAGAATATATCAATTCATCTACTGGAACAAGAGAAATTAGTGTTATTGACAAAGTTAGAATACCTACTGGCAGTTCTCCAGGAAAGATTTGTCAAATACAAACAAATGGTTTTAATATTTCTTCAATACTTTATATTGAGAAAATTATTTCGAAATTTTCAAATAAATTTGTTTCCGATGTATTAAATGTATATAGAGATTTTAATTCTGGTGAAGTATATACAACATCTGCATCACTACCTTCATATGGATCGTATTCAGATGAGAATGTTGAAGACTTTAAAGTAACTTTAAATGGACGTTTTTCTGGAGAAACTTTAAGAATAGTAAATAATGGCCAAAGTCACGGATTTTTAACAGGAGATCCTGTACTCTATTTGGCAGAAGATGAATCTTCTCAAAATAATAGACTTAATATTCCATCTGGAATTTATTTTGCAAAAAAGATCAGCAATACGCAAATAAAATTAGCAAGAAGTAAGTCTGATATTAAATTTGAAAGGTTTGTTTCTGTTGGAGCAACTACTTTAACAAATAGTACTAATACTATAAGTTTAGCAAAATTTGCAAAGAAAAACAATATACCTTCAGAAATTGACAATCAAAATTTAGTTAAAGTAATTAAATCTCCAGAAAATGATGGAAAAAAATATGAAACTATATCTGGTACGACAGGAATACTCGTTAATGGTGTAGAAATATTAAATTATAAATCTGATGATTTTATTTACTATGGACCAATAAAATCTGTCGATATAATTTCTCCCGGAAATAATTATGATGTAATCAATCCACCGCAATTAGAAATATTATCAGCATCAGTTGGTTTATCTAGTGCTCTTGGATACTGTGGAGTGGAGGGATCTTTACAAAAAATCAATATTATCGATGGTGGATTTGATTATATCGAAACTCCAGTAATTACAATTACCGGTGGCGGTGGAGAAGGAGCTACTGCCATAGCTAAAATGGAAAATTATGAACATTTTGTTGATTTTAATCCATCTTCTTCCAATACTAGATTTAATTTAGTAGGATTGGCAGGTACAAATATAATAGGTTTTTCGACATATCACAAGTTTAGAGATAATGAGTCTATTGTCTATTTGCCCGGCGAAAATACTGCAGTTGGTGGATTGTCCACAGAAGCAAAGTATTACATTAAAGTAATTGATGGTTATAGAATTAAACTTTATGAAACCTCCATTAATTCTATTACGGACACCAATCCAATTAATATAACTTCATATGGAAGTGGAAATCAGAGATTTAAATCCACAACCATAAAGAAAAAAGTAGGTTCCATTATAGTAAATAATCAAGGTTCTGGATATAAGAGTAAAAGAATATTAGTACCTTCTTCTGGTATTAATACTTCCACAGATACTATAGAAGTATATGACAATCCATATAATAGTGGAGATATAATTTACTATTATGGTGGAAATCAAAATATATCTGGATTGAGTACTGGAAGATATATCGTAACCAAAATTGATGAAGATTCTTTTAAATTATCTAGTATTGGTATTGGATCAACTTCTCCCAACTTTTTCTATGAAACGAAGCAATATATTAATTTTAAATCAAGGGGATCTGGTAATCATCTATTTGATTATGAACCAGTATCTGTTATAATTTCTGGAAAAATTGGAATATCCACTTTATCAGAAGTAAGTGGCAATGCAACAGTTCAACCAATTTTTAGAGGAAAAGTAGTATCATCTTTCATTTATCGTGGTGGTGTCGGATATGGTTCATCAGAAATTATTAATTATAATAAGCAACCAGAATATAACTTAAAATCGGGAAATGGAGCATCTATAAAACCTATTGTATCTAATGGAAAAATAATAGATATTATTATTTCAGAAAAGGGTAGTGAATATAACTCTCCGCCTGATTTGGTTATTAAAGGCTTTGGTGTTGGCGCATCACTGGTTCCAATCATACAAAATGGACAAATAGTTGAAGTTAAAATTCTAAGTGGAGGAATTGGTTATGAACAAAAAAATACAAGTATTGAAGTCTTACCTGCAGGCAGTGGAGCCAAATTAAATTTTAATCTACAAATTTGGACAATAAACAAATTTCAAAGATTGCTACAAACTTCCAAACTAGCACTAAATGATAGTGTAGTTTTTGTTGGAAATGATAAAGAATATGGATTAGAATATACACATTTATATGCACCTAGATCTTTAAGAAAGAAAGTATTTTGTAAAGATGTAGATGATGGGAAAGAAATTTATAGAAGTGATTATCAAAATGATTTTGAATCTAAAAAATACCATTCACCCTTGCTTGGTTGGGCATATGATGGAAATCCCATATATGGTCCATATGGATATGATTCTACGACAAATAAAACTGTAAGATTGATAGAAAGTGGTTATCTTGATCCGATAGATAATCAAGCAAATAGACCCAATAAAAATACATTTCCTGCAGGTTACTTTGTTGAGGACTATAAATTTAATAACCAAGGAGATTTAGATGAACATAATGGAAGATTTTGCGTAACTCCAGAGTTTCCAAACGGAACTTATGCATATTTTATGACTTTAGAGTCCACAGAACCTAATCAAACTTCTGGATTTTTTGCTGGAAATAAAAAACCAAGATTTCCTTATATAATAGGAAATTCATTCAAGTCAAAACCAATAGACTTTAACTTTAATAGAGTTAATCAAAGTACATTTGATTTTACAAAAGATAGTATAGTAAGAAATACAAAACCATATAATACTTCATCAAAAACATCAATTTATAAATTTTTTGATAGAATATCAGATCCAGAATTACAGAATTTTAAAGTAGATAGTACTAACAGAGGATCAATAAGTTCGGTACAAATAATATCAGGTGGAGAAAATTATAAATCTGGTGATAGAGTTATCTTTAATAATGAAAATTCTGGAGGATTTTCCGCATCAGCTAAGGTCGATTATGTAAAAGGAAAATCTGTATCAGCAATTTCACAAAGTACTATAAAGATACAAGATGTAGAGTTTTATCCTTCTGATGATACAAATAAAATTGTTGGATTTTCTACAGTTCCACATGAACTTTCTAATGGTGATTTAGTATTTCTTGATTCACTATCAAATTATGATCCATTTTTAAAAAAATCATTTAATATTGAGTCAAGATCTAACAATTTTGTCCTTGTTTTGGATGTCGATGATGCATCTGTAACAGGATTTACAACATATTTTTATGTTTCTGGATTCCTAGAGTACCCATCAATTAGAGAAAATGATATCCTATCAATAAATTCGGAAAAGGTAAAGGTTCTTAATATAGATAAAGATTCCGGTAGAATTAGAGTACTCAGAGAACAAGATTCTACAGTATCAACTGCACATTCTGCTTTTATTACTACATTACAAGAAAATCCAAGGAAATTTTTCATTACTCTCGAAAATAGAGCAAAAAATCAAAATTATAAACTAAATCGTGAGTTATATTTTGATCCAAATGAGGCTTTGGGGATTGGAACATATGCTGGACTTGAATACACCTTAACATTTTCAAATCCTGGAGTTGGAATAACATCATTGATTATCCCACAAAAATCAATATTTTTAAAAGATCATGGATTAAATACAGGTGATCAAATAAAATATAAAGCAAACAACGGAGAATCAATTTTAGTATCTACAGATGGTTCAAACAATTTTAATTTGGATGAAACAAGTGATTTGTATGTTGCTAAAATATCTAATGATTTAATTGGAATATCTACAGTAAAAGTTGGTTTAGGAACAACAGGATCTTTTGTTGGAATATCACAAACCGCATCTACTTTATTTTTTGTTGGTATTGGAACTGGAGACCACCATAGTTTCCAAACCACGTTTGATAACCTCTCAAAGGGTAATGTAATAAGAAACAGAGTAACGGTATCTACTGCTTCAACTCATTCTCTACAAAGAGGTGATAATATTGAACTAAAAGTGCTGTCAGGATTAACTACGACCATATTTGTAAAATACGATGATTATAATCGCAGATTGGTAGTAAATCCAAGAGACTTTTCTTCTATTGACCTTGAAAATAATTTAATAACTATAACAAATCATAAGTATACTAATGGACAAAAATTAATACATACATCTTCTTCACCAGCAAGTGGATTAGAAAATGAAGCATTTTATTATGCAATAGTTTATGATGATGATAGGATTAGACTTGCAACGTCTTATTATAATTCCATAAATCAAGATTTTATCAATATTGAAACTTCTTCTTTTGGAACTTTATCTGAAATAAATCCAAAAATAAGTGTAATAAAAAATCAAAAGGTAGTAATAGATTTATCAGACTCTTCATTATCACAACCTTCTGGTATTGGAAGTGTATCTGCATTTGATTTTGAATTTTACACTGATCAAAGTTTTTCAAGCAATTATTTTCCAATTGGCGTAAATGGCATTTCTAAAATATCAAGATTTGGTGAGATTGGTGTTTCTCCTTCTGCAAGAGTTGAATTTACAATTGATGAAGATTTTCCAAATGAAATTTGGTATAATTTGGTCCCAAGACTAGATTTAAATTTGATTGCATCTAAAAATGAATATAATGTTGATTATGAGGTAATTGAAAACAACAAAATATCATTTGTCAATAACATATTGAATGGAAGAAAATTGATCGTTGGAGTTGAATCGAGTACATTTAGTTTTAATAATGAGTATAATTATGAATCAAATACTTATACACAAGGACAATCTTATATAGAGTATATTACAAATTCTACAAATGAAGTTGGCGAGATCGCAAGTATAAATGTGACCTCTAGTGGAATGAGATATCAAAGACTACCATCAATTTCTACTATATCTTCTTCTACTGGCAGTGGAGCAATATTGTTACCAAAAAGTGAATCTATTGGAAAAATAAATTCAATGAATATTGTCGATATTGGATATAATTATCCTATCGACAATACAATTAAACCATTAATTAAATATCCCACAATAATGAGAGTAATTCCACTCTCGGCATTGAAGTCTATTGATGTTATCTCTCCAGGATTAAATTATAGCACAACTCCAGATTTAGTATTGATAGATGGCTTTACAAATGAAATTGTCGATGATGTAGTTTTAAACTATGATATGCCATCATTCAAAGTTGATATAGTAAAAAATACGACTGGCATTTATAATGTTACACCAAAAATTATAGCAATAAACAACTCAAATGGACTTGGAATAAGTTCTGTTAATTATGAATCTTCAAGTAAAATTGTAAAAGCATATTTAACAAAACAATTTAGTAGTCCTGCCGATTTTCCATTTAGTATAGGTGAAAATGTATTGATTGAAGGTATTTCTATATTAGAATCAAATAAAAAGGGATATAATTCCAAAGATTATAATTATTCACTATTTCCTATAGTTGGTTTAAATACTAGTACTGGTGGTTCTAATGCATATGTTGAATATTCTTTAGAAGGAAAATTAACCGAAGGTACTATAGGTACTTTTGATTCTAGAAATTCTTTAGGACAAATTATTCCAGAAAGATTTTTACCTACTTTTAAAATTACTTTATCCAAAAATTCATTTATTGTAGGAGAAAAAGTAACCGTTGGTACAGATGTGCAAGGAAACGTAACAAAGTTTGATGAAAAAAATGAATTTTTAACTATAGAAACAAAAGATGATTTTATTGTAGATTCATTAGTAGTTGGAAATACTTCAAAATCTCAAGCATTTGTTAAAGAAATTTTTGAAAACGAAGATTTTTGTGAAATCGGTTCTTCTTCTATTGTCAAAAATGGTTGGAAAAGAGAAACTGGATTTTTAAACAATGACTTACAAAGAGTTCAGGATAGCGATTATTATCAAAAATTCTCATACTCTTTAAAATCAGAAATTCCAATACAAGAATGGAATGATGTAGTAAGTAACCTAAATCATACTTTAGGATTTAAAAAATTCAGTGATTTAATTATAGACTCTTCATCGGATATTTCTGGTATTCAAACATCACAAACTGCAGGATCTTTCTCTGCAATATGTGACTTAAATAGTACTGTAGATGTTGACTGTATACAAGACTATGATCTGGTAGCAGAAAATAGCCTTTACGTAAATGATATATTGACATCTGATGAAATTATATTTAATTCCACACTTTTACAAGATTATTCAGAATCTATTGGTAATAAGGTTTTGATTATAGATGATATAAGTGCAGAATTTAATAAATCGGAAAATAGAACATCTGTAACCTCATTTAACATATAACTCAACATGACAACTAAAGTTAGATCAAAAAAGTTTTTTCTCGCAGTTCAGGACACTAGATTTGAAGATAGAGTTCAGTCTTCTGTGTTGTCATTGTTGACTGATGGAAATGAGATAAATTTAAATCAATATGGAAAAATTTTTACAGAGGATGACCTTGGAAGTTTTGATGTAACCAAAAACAATGATCAAGCACTACTGGAATTTTATCCATTAGATGGAAGAAAAACTGAATATCAATATAGTTTTATATCATACGATACTAAGCAAAATATTTTTGATTTCGATTCATATGACTTTGGTAATACAGTAAGTGTTGCATCTACATTTTCTGCTGTTGGATCCGCATCTTCTTCAATTGTATATAAAGTTCCATCAAATTTTACTTCATCCAAAATTTTAGTTGAATTATCTTCAAGTTCTGGTTTAAACTATGAGTATAATGAAATTAACTTAGTATTTGATGGATCCAACATTTATTCTTCAGAGTTTGGTAGAATAACCATATCAGATGACCCAGATAAAATTATTTCAGGAATTGGAACTTATGAGTTAGTTCAGTCAGCCTCTGGATTGGATTTAGTTTTTTATTCAAATATTTCAGAATCACTCAATTGTAACGCATTAGGTGTTTCTATTGCAAACAAAGATCTTACAACAGTTAGTTCTAAACAACTAAAATATGCTGATATAGGATCTAAAAATGTATCCATATCAGCATCGCCTTCACCAACTAGTCAACTTGTTACTTCATACCCATCAAATTATAATTTCGGATATTTTATTGTCCAAATAACTGATAATACAAATAATAAAATTCAACTTTCAGAAATTGCAATACTCAATAATGAAATAACATCGACTATTATTGAGTATAGTAATTTATATTCTGATGCATCATTAGGTTCTTTTGATTCTGCCGTTTCTTCTTCCATAGAATTATTATTTACACCAAATCCAGATATTGATGTTTCTATTACTTTACTTCAACATTCTGTTTCATACTTAGAATTCTCTTCTTCTCCCACTTCTATTGATTTTAAAAATTCTGAAATAAGTACAGGAATAAGCAAATTTTCTTTAAGTAGTGATTCTAATTTTAAAAAAGAGTTTGAATTGAATCATAAATTTGCTCCAATTTTTGAAAAAAGATTTAATGGTTCTGAAGAATATACCTCTACCAATTTATCCGGAGTAGACTTGACAAGGGATTTAATTTATATTCCTGGTCACTTTTTTACTAGTGGAGAAAAAGTTACTTATAGATCAGAGTTATTTTCATTTGTAGAGTTATTATCAACTCAAACATCATCTCCTGCAGGAATAGGCACTAATAAAATAGTCGTTGATTCTACATTAGGAATTAAAGTAAATGACTATTTTGGAGATACATACATTCCGATTACTGAAATAAGTTCAAATACAGTATCTCTTGCTAGCACAATTTCATCAGAAATATTTGTAGGAGCTGCTGTCACTTTTTATGGACTATTTGAATCAGATTCTTCGACCAGTTCAACTTCTACTAGCGTTGGAATTGTAACTACATATATTTCTGGGATTGGTTTAACTGATAAACTATCTGGAGAACTTTATGTCTATAAGTATGATACTAAGTTTATTGGTTTGTGCACTTCTCCATCTGATGCACTATCAACAACTCCAAGTTTAATTGATTTAAATTCAGTTGGAATTGGTGATAATCATTATATTACTGCAACAAATCATGATTCAAGGTGTATTATTCTTATCGATAACGTTATTCAGTCTCCTATAGTATCTACGGGAGTAACAGCATCCATTGAAAATGATTTAGGAATTTTAGATACAACTTTATATTTTTCTGGAATAAGTTCCTTTTTTAGTGGAAATTTGATAAAAATAGATAATGAAATTATGAAAATAACTTCGGTTGGTGTCGGAAGCACTACATCTGTTGAAGTTGAGAGGCCTCTTTTAGGAACAGTTTTATCTACACACTCCAAAAATTCTCTGATAACCAAATTAAAAGGAAATTATAATATATTAAGAAACAAAATATATTTCTCAGAAGCGCCATATGGACCAATATATGATGAAGTAAATGGAGATATTAATATTAGGTCAACTTTCCAAGGAAGGGTTTTCTTAAGATCTGGAATTTCTGGGTCAAATGAAAGTACTTACGAAAAAAATTACATCTTTGATGATATAAGTTCTGAATTTAATGCAGTAAAAAGAGATTTTTCATTAACTTCTCTAAATCAAAATATTACAGGATTTTCTACTTCTAATTCTATACTATTGATCAATAATATATTCCAAAGTCCAGAAGATGATTACAATTTATCAGAACCTTCTGCAAATACTGAACTCAATTTCACAGGAACTGCTACATCAGCACTTTATGATCCAAATAATGCAGGAGTCCCTAGAGGTGGCGTAATAGTATCCTTTGGATCAAGTAATGGATTTGGGTATCAATCATTAGTATCTGCTGGAGGGACTGCCATAGTATCCATAGCAGGGACAATACAGTCAATTAGTATTGGAAATAGTGGTTCTGGATATAGATATGGTTCTCAACCTATTGTACGTGTTGGTGTTCAAACTTCAAGTACAGGTATTCCAAATATAGAATATGTTGGCATTGCATCAATTGCAAATGGAAATATTGTTAGTGTTGCTATAACAAATCCTGGAGGTGGATATACTGCATCAAATCCACCTCAAGTTGTTTTTGATGCACCATTATCATATTCAAACCTCAACTTAATACACACTTCATCAAGTAGTGGTATTGGGTCTCAAGCAAAAATTGATATTGTAGTTGGACAAGGATCTAGTGTTATAGATTTTACAATCACTAATTATGGGTATTCATATAAGGAAGGTGATATATTAACGATAGAATCTGGAGGATTGAGTGGAATACCTACTGATACTTCAAAACCATTTGATCCCTTTTTAATCACAGTCGAAAAAACTTACACTGATAGTTTTAGTGGGTGGTCAGTAGGAGAACTTCAAAAATTAGATGATATTGACTCATTATTTGATGGATTTAGAAGAACTTTTCCGATTAGTAATAATACAAATAGATTTGCAATAATTTCAAGAAATGGATCTGATATAGATTTAAAATCGGTTTTACTAATTTTTATCAATGATGTTTTACAAGAACCCGATGTTGCATATACTTTTACTGGAGGGAGTTTAATTACATTTACCGAAGCACCAAAAAGTGGAGATAAATGTAAAATAATTTTTTATAAGGGAACTCCAGGTATTGACGTTGTTGATGTGGATATACTAGAAACTATTAAAATTGGAGATACTTTAGAGATTATTGGAGATGAATATCAATTAAAAGAAAAAAATAGACTTGTAACTGATATTATTCTACCTGATACATTGGAAACAAATCCATATAATTCTGTAGGAATTACTTCAAATATTGAATTCTTAAGACCAGTAAAGTGGTGCAAGCAAAGAAATGATACAATGATTGGTGGAATTGAAATTAACAAAAACAGAATAAATTATGAACCTAATATTTTTCCTCTAAGTAATTTAATTCAATCAGTTGGTATTGGATCGACTGAAATTTTTGTAGATTCTGTCAAGACTATATTTGATCCAGAAAATGAAAATATTTCGGCAGATTTTATCAGTAAAATTGAAATAATAGATAATACAACATTATCTGTTGCAATAGCAACTGCTATAGTTTCTTCTGGTGGAACAATACAATCGGTGGATATAATTAGTGGTGGAATTGGATATGGAATAACTCCTTCCGTTTCTATTCAAAATCCTATTGGTATTGGATCAATAGGAAGAGCATCTTTAAATGCTTCCATTACATCCGGTACAGTTACCTCTATTGATGTTTCTTCTGCAGGTTATGGATATACATACACAAATCCACCTATAATTTTAATAGAACCACCAACTTTAACTAAAGAATATATTGAAGGTGTTTCTTACTCTGGAGATTTTGGAATAATTACTGGTATTAATACCACTAGTGTTGGATTGGCTTTAACCGGTTTGGTATTTGACTTATATATACCACAAGATTCCTACTTAAGAGATTCATTTGTAACAAATCCAACTATAAATGAGAGTGAAATAAAGCAGGGATATTACTTTAAAGTATCAAACTCCAATGTTGGCAATGGTGTTACTTCTTTAAGGAATGATGGAACTATAATTGGAATAGGAACAACAGGATTAGATAATGTATATCAAGTTATTTCAGTTTCTACAGGAACTACAGATGTGTATGGAGTAGGTAGTGCCACGGTTGTTAAAGTAACAGTGAGCGTTTCTAATTATAATGGATTGTCTGGTATTGGATATAGTTCTTACTATGGCGATTATAGTTGGGGACTTATAAATGTTCCGAATACTATTAATGCCTTCTCTGTTAATAGTGATTATGGAATTGTTGGCCTAAATAGCACTCCTATTGTAAGAAGATATAATGAGTTGGCAATTGAAAATTATAATAGTCTATAAAGTCTAATAAATATAAAAAAAACTATAAATCAATGTCTGCGATTATAACAGATCAATTCAGAATATTAAGTGCGGAGAATTTTTTAACCTCTATTGCATCGACTTCAAATAGTTACTATTCTTTTGTAGGGTTAACAAATTCGGTTGATTATAAATCTGACTGGGAAACTTCTCCATTGGATCCCATAGATTCATTTGACAATTATAATGATATTTGGGATACAATAGTTGCGTTGAAAAAAATAAACTCAAATGATGTTAGACAAGTTGTAAGAAAAATAACTTGGACATCTGGAAATACTTATGATATGTATAGACATGACATAAGTAGAAATAATCTATCAAAACCTTCCAGTAAAACGAGTTTATATGAGTCTAATTTCTATGTCATGAATAGTGATTATAGAGTTTATATTTGTCTTCAAAATGGAACAGATCCAGAAAATCCAAATGGAAGGCCTTCATTAGATGAACCAACTTTTACAGATCTGGAACCAAAATCTGCAGGTGTTAGTGGAGATGGATATATTTGGAAGTATCTATATACCATAAAACCTAGTGATATTGTAAAATTTGAATCTCTTGACTATATGCCAACACCAAAAGATTGGTTAACAAGTGAGGAAAGTTCTTCTATAAGAAATAATGCAGATCCTGCGGTTAGTGGTCAAATTAAGATAATTACGATTACTAATAGAGGAAGTGGTTTATCAAATTCTTTAATAACTTATACTAATGTACCAATTGTAGGTGACGGATCTGGAGCAGAGGCTACAATTGTTATTGGAAATGATGGAACGGTTGAATCGATTGATGTTACTAATGGTGGACAAAATTATACTTACGGTACTGTAGATTTGAGTAGTGCAGGAATATCAGGATCACTTTTACCAACTTTTGACGTAATTATTCCTCCTCCGGGTGGACATGGAAAAAATGTATACAGTGAACTTGGGGCAAAAAATGTCTTAGTCTATTCTAGAATAGAAAATGATAATTTAAATCCCGATTTTGTTACCGGAAATAAAATAGCAAGAGTTGGAATAATTAAAAATCCAGAATCTTTTGATTCCTCCACTATTTTGATGGATGCAAAAGCAAGTAATACATACGCAATCAAGCTAACAGGCAATTTTAGTTCTGCATCATTTGATCCAAATTCCACTATTACACAAACAATATCTGGAGTAGGAACTGCAGTTGGTAGAGTTGTTTCATATGATAATAAAACTGGAGTTTTAAAGTATTGGCAAGATAGGACTAATGTTGGATTTCAAACTGGAAATAGTTCTCTTGGATTTTCTCCAGACTTTGGTTATGATTTAATTAGATTTTCTTCTTCTGGCGGAACAGTGAACGGCAGCATAAATAATTTATCAATAGATGTAGGTTTTACTGGATTCACTACAACTATAAACATGATGACATACAATCTTGGGCAATACTTTACTAATGGTATATCAAGTCCAGAAGTTAAAAAGTATTCGGGAGAAATGATTTACATTGATAATAGACCATCTATTACCAGGTCAATAAATCAAAAAGAAGATATTAAAGTCATTTTGCAATTCTAATTAAAAGTCATGCCTCAAGAAACTAATCTCAACGTATCACCTTATTTTGACGATTTTGACATTAATAAAGGATACTATAAAGTCCTTTTTAAACCAGGATATCCAGTTCAAGCTAGAGAACTTACTACTATACAATCCATACTACAAAATCAAATTGAACAATTTGGCAATCATATTTTCAAAGAAGGATCTGTTGTCATTCCGGGAAATATAGTTTATAAAAATGATTTAAACAGTGTTATTGTAGAAGAAAGTTATCAAGGAGTTCCTTCATATTATTATCTTGATAGTTTGTTGGGTTCAAGAATAAGAGGTCAGACGAGTGGAGTAACGGCAACTCTTGAAAATTACATAAAATCTGGAAACGGTGTAGAGAAAACAACTTTATTTGTAAAGTATCTATCATCTGATACTGAAACGAATTCGCAAAGAACTTTTCTAAACGGAGAAACTTTACTATTAGATCAAAATGCGGAAGTATTAGATCCAAATACGGTAGATGATGATGATGAACCTTCCGAACTTTTAATTCAAAGTGGTGAAGCATTTGCAAACATAGTTTCTGAGAATGCAATATCTTTAGGATCTGCTGTTTATTTGGAGGAGGGAGTTTATTTCCTTCGTGGATATTTTGTAAACGTTCCTACAAGTATTTTATACCTAGATCCATACTCCAATTTTCCAAGTGCTAAGGTTGGATTTAGAATATATGAAGATATAAAAACAGTAGTTGATGATGATACATTATATGATAACGCACAAGGATTTTCCAATTACTCTGCACCTGGATCCGATAGATTTTCTATTTTTGTAAAACTAGATCAAGTTCCATTAGATTCTAATGATACTGATAATTTTGTTCAGTTATTAGAAGTTAATGGTGGACAACTCATAAGTTTAAGAAACACACCAGAATATAACATATTATCACAAGAACTTGCAAGAAGAACATTTAATGAGTCTGGAAATTATTACGTAAATCCTCCAATTGTAAGAGTTAATGAGAGTCTGAATGATTTTAAAGGCAATAATGGATTATTTAATGAAAATCAATTAACATATGAGGACAATGTTCCCAATGAAAACCTAGGAACTTATAGCGTTTCCCCACTTATAGCATATGTAAGTGGATTTGAAATTGAAAGAATTAGTACATCACTTTTAGATTTTCCCAAACCAAGAGATACAAAAACATTAGTTGACCAAAGTATAAATTATTTTACTGGACCAACATTAACTCTAAACAGAGTGTATGGTTCGCCTATAGTTAGTATTGCAAATACTTATTATGTAAGTCTTAGAGATAGTAGAGTAGGAGTATCTCCAACGTCTGCACCAGGAAACGAAATTGGTCTTGCCAGAGTTTACGATTTTGCTTTGGAGTCTGGTTCATATACAACATCAAATCCAGATGAAAATCAGTGGGACATTGCACTTTATGATATTCAAACTTATACTACTTTGACACTAAATGAACCAATAACTTTAGATACTCCAACTCACATTAAAGGAAAAGAAAGCGGTGCTGTTGGGTTCTTAAGATATGATGTTTCCTCCGGATTAGCTCTTACAGTTTATACAACGAATGGAAGTTTTTCACTAGGAGAAAAACTTATTTTTGATGGAGTAGAAAATACAAGAGTGACAAGATCAGTAAAAAGTTATGGTATATCTGATGTAAAATCACTTTATGGTGTAGTTGGAAGTGCTTATACTTTTACTGCAGATACTATTCAAGTTCCATCAATTCAAGTAGGTCAAGTAGAAATAACAGAAGAATCTTCTGGAATTAGTACGGTAACAACGACAAATACTTTCTTTTCAGGTGTCGTTGATGTAGGCAATTTAGTTGCATTCTCAAATCCAGGATCTGAGGTAAACAATTTTGCAAAGGTATTGTCAGTATCCGATAGATCTTTGACAATTGGTGGAGTAACTAGTGTTGCTGGAGTATGTGAAGGTTCTCTTCCACTATCCACAATAAATCCATCAGATTTTAGAATTATTAGCACACCTTTACAGTCATCAGAAGATAATTCTTTATATACACTATTACCAAAGTCTTATATTTCTAATGTAGATTTAACAAAATCTCAATTAACCATAAGAAAACAATTTGATGTTACAATATCATCAAATTCAACTGGAACAATAACTGCAGAATCTAATGAAACATTTTTACCATTTGATGAAGAGAGATATGCTTTAATAAGAGAAGATGGTGTTACTGAAGCACTAGATGCCGATAAATTTGAATTTACTTCCGGTTCAAATTCTTTATCGATTAATGGTCTTTCTGGTAATGGAAATGCAAAATTAATAGCAACACTTAGAAAAATAAATGTAAAATCCAAAACTAAAAATAGAAATAGAATAAAGACGCTTATTATTGACAAATCAAATAATTCTTCTTCTGGAATTGGATCAACTACTTTAAATGATGGACTTCTATATGGAAATTATCCTTATGGAACCAGAGTACAAGACGAAGAGATTTGTTTACTTGAGCCAGACGTAACTAAAATATATGGAATATTTGAATCTAATGATTTTTCTACTCCAGATATTCCATCTTTAATATTGACTTCTTTAAATGGAATTACAGGAAAAACTGGTGATCTTTTGGTTGGTGAGGAATTTATTGGCGAAAGAAGCAATTCTATTGGTATTTACGTAGAAAAGATTAATGACTTATCAGTAGGATTTAATTATTTAAATTCCAATTCATTTATTGTAGGAGAAACGATAAGATTTAGAGAATCCGGTATTACTGCAACTATTGTATCTCTGGGAACTGGTGATAATGATATCAGTTCTTCGTTCAATTTTGATTCAAATCAAAAAGAAACAATTTATGATTACTCTAAGTTAATTAGACGTAAAAATGCAAAAAAACCGACAAAAAAATTAAAAATTGTTTTAGAATCTGCAAGTTTTTCAAATTCTGATGATGGAGATATAACAACAATAAATTCATACAATCAGTTTAATTATGGTAAAATAAGCAATATTTATGATAATCTGAGAAATTCTGATATTCTGGACATTAGACCAAGAGTTTCTCCTATTGTACCAACAAACAATTCAAGATCGCCTTTTGAATTCTTAGCAAGAAATTTTACAGAATTTGGCAATTCTGCTTCTAATGTTTTAGCTTCAGATGAATCTATTCTATTGTCATATTCTTATTACTTACCAAGAATTGATTCTATAGTTCTTGGTAAAGATGGTTCATTACAAGTAAAAACAGGAATCTCTGCAGAGGAACCACAACCACCTCTCATAAATGAAGATGTCCTACAAGTTGCCAGTGTATATCTTCCACCATATCTAACCAATATTAATGATGTTGGGATTGATTTGAAAGAGCATAAAAGATATAGAATGTCCGACATTACAAAACTTGAAGACCGAATTGATAACTTAGAATATTATACAACATTATCTTTATTGGAAGTAAACACTTCTACACTTTCTGTTACAGATAGAAGCGGTGTTAATAGATTTAAATCCGGATTTTTTGTTGATAATTTTTCAACAAAAGATGTACAAGATATATTTGCAGTCTATAGAAATTCTATAGACGTTGATAATTTAGAGTTAAGACCTAATCACTACACAACATCAGTAGATTTATTGTTAGGAACTAATTCTTCAGATCCATTACAAGATAGAAGAGTAGATAATAACTTAGTTGGATCTGGCATAAAAAGAACCGGTCAATTAGTAACATTGGATTATGAAGAGGTTGTAGAACTAGTTCAACCATATGCATCTAGAGCAGTAAATGTAAATCCATATATTGAGGAGTTTTATAATGGAACGATTTCACTATTTCCATCTTCTGATGTTTGGTTGGATCAAGTCAGAAATGCATCTAATGAAGTTTTTGTAGGTAGAGATTTGGACGAATTGTCAAAACTTCTTGAATATGATCCACAAAGTGGATTTGCTGGAGGTGAATGGAATTCTGCAGAAAATATTTGGATTATACCAGAACAAAGAACATCTTTTGGTGATAGAGTACTTGATACCAGTATTATTCCTTACATGAGATCAAGAAATATAGAATTTACAGCTAATAGATTAAAACCATTAACAAGAGTTTATTCATTTTTTGATGGTGTTGATTTAAGTAAATTCATTATACCAAAATTGATCGAAATTAGTATGGAAAGAGGTAGTTTTGTAGAAGGAGAAACAGTTGTAGGTAGTTTTGATGTTGCATCACCAACATTTAATCGCTGTGGTATAGATAATACACCTATCGGAAGTATTTTAATACCAACAATAACATTTAGAGTTGCCAAGCAAAATCATAAGTATGGTGACTACTTAAATCCTACTGACATTTATACAAAAAATCCATACGATTCAAATACAGATATTCCATCAGTTTATAGTTCCACCTCAACTGTTCTTAATGTTGATACGTACAGTTTATCCAATCAACCACAAGGAGAATTTTATGGGTACATTTCTACTGGAATGAAATTGAGAGGACAAACCAGTGGAGCGTCTGCATCTGTTACTAATGTTAGGTTAATAACAGATGCGAGTGGAACGGTTATCGGATCATTTTTTATTCCAAATCCAAATGTAGATGTTAATCCAAGATTTGAATGTGGAAGTAAGATTTTTAGATTAACCAGTAGTGAATCTAATTCGTTAATATATGGAACTTACACAACTAGTGCTGAAGAAAGATATGTTTCTGAAGGAAAAATTAATACAGTTCAAGAAAATGTCATTGTTTCAAGACCTATTAGACTAGAAGTACCACAAGATGAACCAGTGGTTCCCGGACCAGGATCTCCAGAACCACCACCATCTACACCAGGCCCAGTTTCAACACCATCATCACCATCATCACCATCATTTACACCACCACCATCACCAATCAATGTAGCATCAACACCAGCGGCACCAGTAAAAGGAACCACACCACCAACTGTTCTTTACTATAATTATAATAATCCAAAGTTAGCTCAAGGTGGAGCAAATAGATTAACGGATCTTGCTCAATCAGCAGGTCTTCCTAATAAACTGATTAACAAAATCGGTACTGATATGACAGCAAGACAAGAAAGAAGAATTGTTAACGCAATTAATAATTCTGATTTTGCATCATCAAATAATATTTCCGTATCGACAGGCAATACTAAAAATGGTACAAAAACTACCGTTGCGGGTAATAGCGTTTCTACTGCAGGATCAACTGCAGGAAAGGGAGCAACTAACGCAAAAATTAATGAACCACCTAGAGCAGCTGATAAAAACACAGGCAAAAGAGGTGGAGGTAAAAAAAATTAATACTACAGGTTATGATTTAACGATAAATAAAAATAACAAAAAAGTAAAAAAATGAATGTTATAGATCCACTGGCACAATCTTTTTATGTTGAAAATAGGGATGGAATTTTTGTTACATCTGTTGATTTATACTTTTTATCAAAGGATGAAGATTTGCCAGTAACTGTTCAACTTAGACCAATGGAGCTTGGACTTCCAACCAAAAAAGTCTATCCATTTGCAGAAGTTGTAATAGATCCAAAAGATATTCAAGCATACACAGACGCATCTGTTCCAACTAGAGTAACATTTCCTTCCCCAGTTTATTTGGTGGGCCAAAAGTTTCATGCTTTAGTTATAATATCACAGTCCCAAAATTATAATGTTTGGGTTTCCAGATTAGGTGAAGTTGATGTTTCTACTTTATCTGGTCAAGAATCTACGCAACTAATAGTCACTAAACAACCAATTTCTGGTGGTCTTTTTAAATCACAAAATGCATCGACTTGGAATGAAAGTCCATATGAAGATTTGAAATTTGCCCTATATAGAGCAAATTTCACAGAAACTCAAGGTAATGTTTCATTCTATAATCCAGACCTAAGTGTAGGTAATGATCAGGTAGCCACTTTAGTTAAAGATCCTTTAGAATTTTCATCAAATAAAGTGAGAGTTGCATTAGCATCTACTGTTCAAGATATAGACCTTACGTTCGGAAATACTATTCTACAAAAAGATGTAAATGTAACTGGAAATTATGTATCTTCCGCAGGAGTTGCTGCAACAGTATTTTTAACTATAGTAAACCCGGGAATTGGTTATACACCATCAGATGGTAGTGAATATACTTTTACTGATGTACCACTCACTTCACTTACCGGTAATGGTAGAGACGCAATTGCAAATATTACTATAGGATCGATAGGTTCTGATGTAGGTGTTGCTATTGCAGCAACAATAACATATGGAGGAACTGGTTATGTTATTGGTGATGTTTTAACAGCACAAATTGGAAACGAACCTTTAGGTAGAAATTTACAACTTTCTATATCAGAACTAGAAGGAATAAATGAATTAATAATTGACAATGTTCAGGGAGAATTTGAAGCAGGGACAGCAAATCAAATTCTAATTATTAATAATTCTGGGATAACTACGGATTTGAATTGTGCAGTTGGTGGTAATGTTCTTATACCAGCAGATGGAATTCAAGTTGAATCTGATGGATTGCATATTAAAGTAAACCATAAAAATCATAGTATGCACGCCGGCGAAAATATTGTAAGCATATCAAATGCTATAACTGACACAAAACCCATTAAATTATCATCCGATTACTCTGGAGATTCTACTGAAAATATTTTGGTAGATAACACAACTAATTTTTCTACATTTGAAAATGTAGAGGTTGGACCAACCAATCCAGGATATATTTTAATTGGAAATGAGATTATCTCTTATGAAGGAGTTACTGCAACTTCATTAACTGGAATAACTAGAGGTATTGACCAAACAAGATCTTTTTCTTACTCACAAGAAACGCCAGTATACAAATACGAATTAAATGGAATCTCGCTGAGGAGAATTAATACCACACATACTCTTCAGGATGCAACCGTTATAGATCCTATAGGATTTGATCACTATACTATAAAACTTGATACATCACAAGCAGGAAAAACAGATCCTCTTCCATACGGACAAGTTGATAGGAGTGTGGGTTTAACTTTCCCCAAACTTCATGCAAATGAAGATAAATCTGCAGGAGGAAATTCTATAAATTGCACACAAAATATTCAATATGAAATAGCAAATCCAAATATTCAAACAACATCAATAAATGGAACAAATATTACTGCATCAATGAGAACCGTATCTGGAACTAGTATTAATGGTACAGAAACTTCATTCCAAGATAAAGGATTTACTAATGTGAAATTATATCAAAATAATTATTTTGATTCACCAAGGTTGATTTGTTCTAAATTAAATGAAAATGAAAGATTAATTAACCTACCAGGGAAAAAATCATTAACCGTTGATTTATCTTTAGAGACAACAAGTTCTTACATATCACCAGTTGTTGATTTAGATCGTGCTTCGGTTGTATTTACTACTAATAGAATTAATAGTCCAATAGAAAATTATGCTACAGATAATAGAGTGAGTACTGTTTCTGATGATCCATCGTCCTTCATTTATGCAACAAATACAATTCAGTTGGAAATTCCAGCAACTTCGTTGAAGGTATTTGTTACCGCATACGTTAATGTATTCAGCGATCTTAGGGCCTTATATGCTATTAAAAGTTCTGCCAATGAAGATTCTTTATTCTATCCTTTCCCTGGTTATTCAAACCTAACAGATGATGGTAGAGTAATTTCACAATCACTAAGTGATGGAACTCCCGATAAAAACGTTGTAAAAACAAATTCTGTCGGTTATAATGCTAGTGATTTAGAATATAAAGAATATGAATTTACAATATCAGACCTTTCACCATTTAGATATTTTAGCATCAAACTAGTTGGATCTGGAACAAATCAGGCTTTCCCACCAAGATTATCTGATCTTAGAGTTATTGCATTAGCTTAATATGTCATACTTAAAAGTAGAAGGTCATTCAAATCTAGTAAGAGATGAAAAAACAAAAGCAGTTTTAAATACCAATATGTCAGATTATGATCAATATATGAAACTGAAAAAAATAAGAGAAAATAGCAATAAAAAAATTGAAGATTTGGAAGAAGATATGACTGGAATTAAGAATGAACTACAAGAAATAAAGTCTTTATTGAGGAATTTATTAGATGGATCCAAATAAAATAGATTTAGATAATATTAATAAAATGTTTGAATATGAAAAATTATCTAGAGATATAGATAGTATAGGTGATATTGAAACTGTTAGAAATTTTGCTAAAGCATATATTAAATTATATTTAAAACAACAAGAAGTAATTTTAAACTTGTAACATGGCGCAACCTTCCAGCAGACAAGAATTAATTGATTATTGCAAGAGAAAACTGGGAGCGCCAGTTTTAGAAATTAATGTTGCTGATGAGCAAATTGACGATTTAATCGATGATGCAATACAATTCTTTCAAGAAAGACATTTTGATGGTGTAGGTCAAGTATATCTCAAATATCAAATAACTCAAGAAGATATTGATAGAGGAAGAGCTCCTGGTGGAAATAGTTCTACTGCTGGAATAGTACAAACTTCTGCAACTGCAAATATTGCAGGAACTGCTACAACTTTTACATATAAAGAAAATAGTAATTTTTTACAGGTTCCACCTTCAATTATTGGAATTCAAAAAATTTATCATTTTGATGGAACTAACACTACAACAAATAATATGTTTAGTGTTAAGTATCAATTATTTTTAAACGATATTTACTATTGGGGTTCTACCGAAATATTGACTTATGCGATGGTAAAGACATATCTGGAGGATATTGATTTCTTACTTACAACACAGAAGCAGATAAGATTTAATCAGAGGATGGATAGATTATATCTAGATATTGATTGGGGAAGTGTTGTTGCTGGAGATTATTTAATTATAGATTGTTATAGATCTTTAGATCCAAATGATTTTCCACGAGTTTGGAATGATTCATTTTTAAAACCTTACTTAACCGCACTGATAAAGCGTCAGTGGGGACAAAATCTAATAAAGTTCCAAGGAGTAAAACTTCCAGGAGGAGTAGAACTTAATGGTAGGCAAATGTATGACGATGGCCAAAAAGAACTTGATATGATAATGGAAAAAATGTCCAATACATATGAATTACCTCCTCTGGATATGATTGGGTAAGAAATATGCTAAATCCATTTTTTCAACAAGGTTCTAAAACTGAACAAAATCTAATTCAAGATTTAATTAATGAGCAATTGAAAATATATGGCATTGATGTTTATTATTTACCAAGAAAATATATAACTTCCAAAACAATATTAAAAGAAGTAATAGAATCTAAATTTGAAAATGCTTTTCCTATTGAAGCATATGTTGACACTTATGATGGTTATAGTGGTCTTGGAACTTTGATGTCAAAGTTTGGTATTCAAGAATTAGACGATTTAACTATCACAATATCCAAAGAAAGGTTTGAAACATATATTACACCTCTTATCCAAAATATTCCCAATATAGAATTGCCAACTAGACCAAAAGAAGGAGATTTAATTTATTTTCCTTTAGGTGATAGATTATTTGAAATTAAGTATGTAGAACATGAAAAACCTTTTTATCAACTACAAAAAAATTATGTATATCAATTGACATGCGAATTATTCAGATATGAGGATGAGATAATTGATACGACAATAAATGATATTGATGATAATGTAATAGATTCTGGTTACATACAAACACTTACATTAACTGGAGCTGCAATTACTGCTACAGCAAATGCGCAAATATTTAATGGTGGCGTCCGAAAGATTACCGTAACAAATAGAGGAAGTGGATATAATAAAGTTCCTAGAGTAGCAATATCTTCTCCTCCTGCCGGTGGATTAACAGCAACTGGTATTGCTACAATGATATCAGGAATTGTGGATTGTGAAGGACTTTTATCTGATAGAGTTCAAGCAGTTCAAATAACTAATTCTGGATATGGTTATACAGTGGCACCTAATGTTTCTTTTGTTGGTGGTGGTGGTAATGGCGCAACAGCAACCGCAGAAATTGCAGATGGTGTCGTTGGTATTATAACTATAACCAATGGAGGTTCTGGTTACATAGAACCTCCATCTGTTCTTATAGAAGGAGTTCAATCTATAGATGGGAAACCTGCTGTTGCATCTGCCATTATTAATAATGCTGGAATAGTAACGTCTATTAGAATAGATGATACTGGAAAAGGATACATATCAACTCCATCAGTAATAATAGATTCTCCACCCTCCTCTGGAATTGGAACATTTATATTCAATGAAATTGTTACTGGATCAATCAGTGGAGTTACCGGAAGAGTAAATTCTTGGAATGCTGTTACAAATGAATTAAAAGTGTCCAATCTCACTGGAAGTTTTAGTATAGGTGAAGATATAGTTGGTTCAAAAAGTGGAACAATTAGAAGTTTGAGATTAATAGATAAATTTAATACTACAGACCCATACGCAGAAAATGATACTATTGAGTATGAAGCAGATTCAATTTTAGATTTTAGTGAAGGAAATCCTTTTGGAACTCCGTGACTATAAATATCTAATATATAAGAATAATTAATTCTCTTCAAAATGTTTGAATATTTTTATCACGAAATATTAAGAAAGACTGTAGTATCCTTTGGCACTCTTTTTAACAATATTTCAATAAAGCACAAAAATAACTCCGGAGATACAGTAAGTGAACTAAAAGTTCCTCTTGCATACGGACCAACGCAGAAATTTTTAGCAAGACTGGAACAGTCTCCTGATTTAAATAAACCAGTTCAAATGACTCTTCCGAGAATGTCATTTGAATTTATTGGATTAAATTATGATCCACAAAGAAAAGTAACTTCAACTCAAACATTTATATCATCTTCAGCATCAAATAAAAGTCAAGAAAAAAAGGCTTATATGCCAGTTCCATATAATATGGAATTTGAATTAAGCATAATGACTAAGTTAAATGATGATATGCTACAAATTATTGAGCAAATACTTCCTTATTTTCAACCATCATACAATTTATCCGTAAATTTGGTTGAAGAAATTGGAGAAAAGCGAGATATTCCTATTGTATTAGGAAGCATTACAATGAATGATGATTATGAGGGCGATTTTACAACTAGAAGAGCATTAATATACACATTAAGATTTACTGCAAAAATATATCTATTTGGTCCTGTTTCTTCTGCATCTCAAGATATCATCAAAAAAGTTTCTGTTGGTTATATATCAGCATCTTCATCTGGAGTGGATGCAAAATCTGGAGGAAGAGATCTTCAATACTCGGTGGAACCTACTGCAACTAAAAATTATACTGGAATAAGTATAACTACATTATCTTCCGATGTAGAAAAAACCGATTCATATATAACTGTTGAAGATGCTTCGTCAATTTTACCAAATACATATATTACAATTGATGAAGAAACAATATACATAAAATCGAAGACGGATAATAAATTATCCGTAACAAGAGGTTCGAATGGAACTGTGGCATCTTCACATGTTTCTGGTTCTTCAGTTCTTGGAATAACAGAACAAGATAACAATATGATAGAAGTTGGTGATGATTTTGGATTTAGTGGTGGGTTTTCATGAGAATGACTAAAAAATATAAAAAACTAAATGAAGAGTTTAATGTTTCAGATGAAGCAATAAAACCAGAAATAGTTGCGCACGAAACAAATTCTGAAATTGAAATTAAAGATCAAACATCGCCCGCAATGAAAGATATTGAAAAAGATTATGAATACACAAGAGGAAATTTATATTCATTAATAGAAAAAGGTCAAGAGGCCATTAATGGAATCTTAGAACTGGCGCAAGAAAGCGAAATGCCAAGAGCATATGAAGTTGCAGGCCAACTTATAAAAAATGTTGCCGATGCAACAGACAAATTGATGGATTTGCAAAAGAAATTGAAAGAAGTGGAAGAAGGAAAGACTCCAAAAGGTCCAACAAATGTTACAAATGCACTGTTTGTCGGTTCAACAGCAGAATTAGCAAAACTTTTAAAAAAGCAGTCTAATGAAGAAAACGTTTAGACAGTTTAGAGAAGAGTGGAGTAATAAATATAAAAAGAATATTGATTGCTCAAATCCAAAAGGTTTTTCTCAACGTGCTCATTGTGCAGCGAGAAGAAAAAGAGCAAAAGGCGAAGAAACTAAATCAAAATCAGTTGAATGAAAAACCAAAAATTCTCACACAAAACATCACACCTAAAAGGTAAACAGCATCAGTTAGATCCAAACTTGGATTTAAAACAATCTGTTTATCATGCAACTATTCAGTATGTTGATTGGGATAATGATGGTGATGTTGATGAATATGATAAGAAACCTAAATTAGTTCCAGATGAAAATCCAAATGCAAATTTTGCGACTACATCCAAAAAATTAATCGCAAAACAAAAAGGAGAATTGAAGCACACTAAGAGAGGTATAGCTTATGAAGAAAAGATTGCTTCTAATATAATTGATGAACAATCCGATGAGAAAAGATACTGCCCAATGTGCAAAAAAAGAGAGAAAAGAATGGAATGTTCTTATGGACCTTCTATGTGGGATGCAGTAACTATTGGTGGAGTTTCAGAAGCAAAAAAAGGTCCTTGCTGGACCGGTTATAAGCAAATTGGAATGAAAAAGAAAAATGGTAAAAAAGTTCCAAATTGTGTTCCCGAAGAAGTAAATCTACTAGTTTCCGAAGAAAGTGATAAAGTTTGTGAAGTGTGTGGAAAGTCTCCTTGCGAATGTTCCCCAAAGATACCAATGGGAGGAAGTTCTGCAAAACTAGGATCTGATAAAAATTATGTAAAACCAATGTCAGAATCAGTAAGAATTCCAGCAAAAACTGGAAATATTATTCTGGTCACTCTGACTTGGAGAGGAAAATATTTTACTATGAAAATGTTCTTTCCACAAACTACCAAACCAAGTAGAATGGAAGTTCAGGATCAAATTGATAAGGTTTATCCAGGTTCTAGAGTTCAGTCATATTATGTTTCCGATATCAAACCCGGAGAGCAGTTTCTTCAAATCGAAGGTGCTGCATGGACTAAAAAAGAAGGACAGAACCAAGAAGGTGGTCTAAACGAAAAAGGTCGCAAATCATATGAGGAAGAAAATACAGGTTCGGATTTAAAAGCACCTTCTAAGAAAGTCGGCAATCCTCGTCGCGCTTCATTCTGTGCAAGAATGAAGGGTATGAAGAAAAAACTAACTTCTACCAAAACTGCTAACGATCCTGATAGCAGAATCAATAAGTCACTTAGAGCTTGGAACTGCTAATGAAAAGTTTTAAACAATTTCTATCAGAGTCAGTAAATATCTCCGGAGATTTCAACGGAAATCTTTACATTAATAGTTCAGAACCAGAAATAACTAAAGAATCTTTTGTTGCTGATGTGGTTTGGGAAGGAAAAATATACAGAATGGAAATAGAAGGTGCAATGATGAATAAAAATGAACTTGCAGAGCATCTTCAAGGAGAATATCCTGGAGCGATTGTCCATAACATCTATCCAGCATCTCAACAAACATCAAGAATTAAAAACGTACAAAGATATCAACCAGAAAGATTAACATGGGGTGAATGATTAATGGCTCAGTGGAATATACAAACTCAAGATTATCTTAATCAAGAGAGAAGTTTATTTGAAGTATTTTTACAGGCAGATAGACAAGGAAAGATATTTGAACCTTTAGGTCAAGGATTTAGTGGGGACTTATTTGGAAGACTTAAGGTTTCCAATCCACTAACTCTTTTCGATTCTTCACATATTTACTATCAAGATGGAGATTTTGATGATGTAATAGTAGGA